CATCTCGATGCAAAATAAAAACAGTGCCCCGAAGGGCACCGCTTTATACTAGTGTCGTTAGCATGCTTCCATTAATCATTTTAATCTTTAATATTCCATCATTGATCATTTTGCTTAATTGTGTTCCGATTTCTCGGTTTAATACATTGTTTTTCTTTGCTAATGTTTCGATTACATAAGAACCTCTTACTGCTCCATGTTGTTTCACCATATTCATAATTTGTGTTTTTATTTCTTGTACTTCCATTTCTCATCTCTCCTTTTGTTTTCTTCACTTTTCTTATAACAGGAAAAAGAGATAAAAAATAAAAACCCCCGAGGGGGTCTTGCTCACTTTGCTTTATTCACTCTTACTTTTATTATCAACGGTAGCCATGCTACGACTAATAATGCAAATACCTTTTTTGTTACTCTTTCGTCTAATAAATCGAGTAATTGTTTATTTTCTACTACTACTTCATGCTTCTTATCGAATACCATGATCTCATCACGAATCATTGCTTTTTCTTCATACGTTTCTGCCTGATTCTTTTTGTCCAGTAATTGTTCCAAACCTTCATCATACTGCTGCTTTCCTTCAACCATAAACTTTGTTGATAACTGCGCGATTACTGTTCCAATCAATAAATATACTGCTAATCCTATCATCATTCCTGTCATTCTTTCCATCTCCTTAATTATTATTATCTTCCACCTTTCTTGTAACATCTTTTTGACAAAAAAATACAAGACCCCGAAGGGCCCTGCTGTTTTATGCTTCTGCTAATCTGCTTTCCAGTTTATCTTTTAAACTTTTCATTTCCTCCATTACCTGGCTGATTCGTTTGATACATTCTTCTGGGTTATTTGCACCTTTAAGAAATTCTCTGCATAATTTTAAAAAATGCATTGTTGTCGCCTTTACTATATCGCTTGGCTGCTTATATGCTAATTCTGCGATTTCCAATTGTATATCCTGACATTCGTCTAATAATTGTTCTACCTTCATTTTTCATCTCTCCTTTAGTTTTATTCACTTTTCTTATAACAGGAAAAAGATAGAAAAAAATAAAGGACCCCGAAGGGCCCTCATGTTATAACCACAATAGGAATAATCCAAATCCTATTACCAACGATATTGCTAATACTTCATTTGCTATTTCTTCTTTCTCAGTGAAATAACTGTCTTCATCTGATCTTACTCTAAATCCTTTGTCTGTTGTTTCAATTGTATACTTGCTCATACTTCCATCTCCTTAAATTGTTATTGTCTTCCACTTTTCTTATAACAGCTTTTTGGACAAATATTTATCGGAACCGGCTCGCCTTTTTAATCACTTCAACAATCCCAGCACTTAGCAACCCGATGCCACCATCAATGAAAAACAGAATGACTAATCCTAATGCCGCGATAATGATGGATGATACGATAATCGTTTTCTTTTTGTTTGGTGGTGGTGTTACCCCAGTTGATTCGTTTACACATACCATGCTGTCACCTTGACGCTTAAATCTAAGTTGTCTCTCCATGATGAAAACCCTCCTTAAAATTAAAAAAGCAGAACCTTTTTCGGTTCTGCCTTCATCGCTTTGCTAAGTATTCTAATAATCTTATCTTCTGCGTCGCTGTTAAATTTCGCCATACTCTCACTTTAATCATCATTCATTCTCACTCCTTTTGTTTTCTCCACTCTCCTTATAACAGGAAAACAAAGGTAGTTAAAAAATTACCTCTTTACGAAAACATCTAAATATGAGAATTCCTTGTTTGGCGGAATAGGCACACCATTTTTAAATTTATAACCCATTCGTTCCAGTTTCCCACGAACACCAAGAGCCGACCTACCAATCCGTTCCCCGATGTCTTCCATACAATGACCTTTCATAACCATTGATTCAATTAGCTCCACTTGTTTCGGTGTATATTCATCGACTGGGCGAGCGGTAATATTTAATTTTCTCATACGGTTTTTTAGTGAACTCACAGAACGACCAGTCTTTTTTGATATTTCCACGACGGTGAGATTTTCGTTGCACATTTGGATAAGTTTTTGTGATTCTTCCTCTGTCCATACTTTCCGTGTTTCCTTTTTAGGAAGCTGTGCGCGCAGCTGATCTATTGCCAAACGTCCGCTTGAATCTCTCGTTGGTATATATTCTTTTAACTGCACTTGAAGTTGGTCATATCTAATTTTGTCTCTGACCGAACCTACAGTCCTTTCAAGAGCAAAGGCCAATTCTACAATATTATATTTATGGTCTTTCCCCAATTCTAACAGCTGACGAACTTCTTCTTCAGACCAATTTGGACGTTCATGTGCCGATATGATGACGTCATCTGGATAAGCAATATTTGCGCGGATTGGTCGAGCTTTTAAGCCGAGATTTTTTATTCTAGCTTTGATTGCTCCTTGACTTCGATTTAGGCGGTCGCTAATCTCTGCGTAGGTATAAATATAAGCAGACAGCATCCCTTTTAAAATGTTGTCTTCTTCGGTTGTCCATGCCGATTCGTTGCTCTTTTTGACCTTTCTTGCTTTGATATAATCCGCATTCCGTTTTTCCTTTAGCCAATTGGGTTCCTTGCCCAGTGAGTTCGGTCCTATTTTAGAGAAATCAACCATGTGCTTATTCGCTTCAAGCCATTTCCATAAATCCTTTTCTTTCACGACCAGAATTCGTTTTTCTGCGGTAAACTTTTTCGTCTTAGCAGGGAAGTCATATCGTTCGACCCAATTCATAATCCGTTTATAATCCACTTTCAAATATTTTGATAAGGAGTGAAGGGTAAAGCCTTCATAGTTATCAATAGGTCTCCCAAGTCCAAGTCTATTGGCTTTTAGCTTAATAGCATCTTCTGATCTGCCTAACTTTTTACTGATGGTTGGGAGAGAGTAGGTACCCCACCATTCTTCCAGCGCATCGACTTCTTCTCCCGTCCATTTCTTAACGCCCATACGTTACCTCCTAGAAACTGCTCCTTTCATTGTAATAGGGAATGGTTACATTATGAAAGTAGCAAAATAGAAAATTAGAAAAAGAAAAAGAGAAAAGGAGACAATTTTATAGTTGTCTCCTCATCCCGCTTTGTTGACTTTATTCAGCTGCAATAATTCCCACGTTAAGTTAATGAATTTTTCTTGGTCCTGATCCTCTAATGCCTGGAGCATCTGGTCAATAACCTCCTCTTTAGGCGACTTGTTCTCTATCATTCTTCTCATCCTTTCTTATTTTTCTGCGAGTTTCTATATATTTTTTGATCACATCTCGAGTAAATTCTTCTTCCGTTTTGTTGTAGTATTCTAAGGCGTCTTCAAAAGATAGGTCAGTAATGAAATAATGACTAAAATCATCTTTTAATTCTGAAATGGAAGTGGCTAAGTGGCAATATCCATAAGCGGCAGGGTAACAGGCATCACCGACAATAGTTTCGTAATTATAATCGTAACCAAACGTTTTCATATTTCATCTCTCCTTAAATAAAAAATAACATATCATCGTCATTATTCGGTTGAACCCAATCACAATCTCCACAGCCATATATATCAACACTTTCAACATTTACATCAACGACTTGCAATTTTTGATTACAGAATGGACAATTCATTTTTAACACTCCTCATCTTCATCATCTAATTTAATCACAATCATGGATTTGCTAGTATTCTTTCTTTTGTTTAACTTTTTCTGATAGGACGGTGTAGTGTAATACCAAATAGTGTAAGGTTTCATTCCTGTATAGTCTGCACACTCTTCAAGCGTTCCTAAACAAATAAAGGAGTCGCCTTTATATACGGCGTACTCCTTTACAGTCTGTTCATTCATACTCATATGTTCACTCCTCAATCAATTGATCCCAGCATTCCTTACAGTATTTTTCTTCTTCAAAAAATATCGTTACTTGGATAGTTAGTTCTGATTCAGGAAATTCATTGTTACAATTACAGCACCTCATACCGGAAACTCCAACTCAGCCAACAAGGACTCTAAATCACGATCCAAGTCATCCAAATTTATATCCGGAATTTCTTCATAATCCCTTTCCCCAAACATCAAGGCCTGAATAATTTCTTCGCCCTTTTGTCGGTCTGTTTCATCCGGGATATTTGCTACTACTGCTTTTAATCCCACAATGTTTAATTCGCCTTCGATGATTCCAGACTGGAACCGAACGCGATCCGCACCAAATTCCTCTTTCAAGAAGCGCACCCGTTTCCATGCTTGCGATTCGAAGAAAGGAACATTAACATCAAGGACATCAAAAGATTCACCAATGGAGCCATCCTCACGCATACGAACGGTACGTCCAGCTCTCTGTGGTTCCCGTACTTCTGAACCCCCTGCATTAAAACGGACAATTTTAGAGGCATTTTTCGCATTGAAACCAACATCAAACACACTGGTTCCAATTAATACTTTAAACTCTCCATTTCGGTAAGCAGCAATCGTATCCTGCCGTAGTTTCTTTGGCGTATCTCCGTCAATATAATGGATATCATTTTCGTCCATTCCCATTTCTACTAGGATGTTCTTCACGATTTCCCCATGTGCCTTTCGGGTTACAAGCGCAAGGACATAATAATCTTTTGCCCATTCCACGACCTTATTACAAAGGAATCGATTACGCACGTCGTTCTGAACAATAAAAATGTCATAGGCCTGATGATAGTCCAGCTTCAAATCCTTCATAATCTTTTTATCCATCTTGTGGTCAAATTTCGTAAAATGACCGATGAACTCTGCTAATCTTCCTTTTTCAATCTGTTCGCCTGCAGAAGACACATAGCGCTGTTCACCTGTCGCAGCTACAATTTGAATCCCTCCGCCATCTGTTCGAACAGGGGTTGCCGAAAGGGTATAGCGGTAGGGGGCAGGGCAGGCATGAAGAAACTCATTCCACGAATCGGTTCCTAATACTTGGGCTTCATCCACGACAAACAGATCAACGCTTTGAAGGAAAGGAATAATTTCGGCATGTCGTTTCAACTGCTTTTCGATGCTGCGGACACGGTTTTGAAACTTCTTTACTTCCTTCTCGCATTCCTTTTTATGCTCTTCATCGGTAGCAAATTGAAGGCGCTGTTCGGCTAGTTCGAGTTGATAATTCGCCACCTGTTGTTCCTTTGCAGTGGGAGGTTTCAAAGCAACAGAAATGGTTTGAATGCTTGCAACCGTTATGTCACCTGGTTCGAATACTCCGTCGCCAATCATGCCAATCTTAATATCGTTGCCAGCAAAGACTTCATCGAAATCTGCTTTGGCATCATCCGTCAAAACACGCTGATTCGCAATGAACATGGAACGGACACCTTTCTTAGCGATAAGAGAAGATGCTACGAAACTCGTTTTTCCAAATCCAGTGGGTAACTTTCCGATGCCACAATTCGCCGCGTCCAGTGCTTCAACGGAGGCAAATTGGTCTTCTGTAGGTTCAAAGGAGAACGTCGTCTTTAAATTGAAATAAGGTTCAGGATACTCGAATTCTCTTTCTACATGATAAGGAATGTCGTGTTTGTCTAAGATGGAGAGAATCCGTTCCAATAATCCTGACGGAAAACAGCCTTCTGTCACATTGAACAAATGGACATAGCCGCTCCATGTTTTCCCGTACAGCTTAGAGTTTTTTGCCTTTTTGTCCAAATAAGAAGTCGCTGGAATAATCTCATTCCAAGGAAGTCCTGCTCCTTGGATGTAACAAGTGGCAGGCATCCATTTGATAAAAATAGGGTTCTTTTTATTTAAAACAAAGTTGTTGGCGAACTTTTCATAAGAAAGCGAAAAGCCTAGTTGTTCCCGATACTTCTGACTTAACACTTCACGAACCACATTAAAGTGTTCGAGGGATATATAAAAATTGTTTTTGTAGTCTCTCGATTTAACTTCCTTCATGGCTTGAAGGTCGCCTTTAAATTCCTTAATATCGGCAATCTGGGAGAAGATCAATTCATTATTCTTTAAGTCTAAGAACATATTGTTCTCCTTTCATAATTTCGCAGTTTGATAATTCAATATTATCATAACTATAAAATTACGAATTTAAATAATTTCATCACAATGCAGATTACAACCGCAATACGTACAATAGTTTAAATGTTCCATCTTGATGCCCTTATCCTGTTTAATGAAGGAGAAAATGCTAACATCATGTTTACGTATTTCTAACGCCTTTTGTCTCATTTCCTTCTCCGTCATTCCTTCACAAACGTGAATATAACTTTCTTGAGAGTTTTTATCTTTAATGAACATTGTTTATTCCCCCTTATAAAATTAGAAAAAGGGACAATTATGTAATTGTCCCTTCGTGTTTTTAATCGAATTGAATTTTCCTTGGATCGTAACCTTCTTTAATCAATTCATTGCCAATGATAAAGGCACCCATAATCATTCCAAGATAAGCCAGCATTTGTCCGTTGCCATCAAACTCTCGTTTACCTGCCAGAATCGCCATCATCATCTCAAACGAAACCATGATACCAAACTTGGTGATAGCCTTTGCTTTGTTTGTTCTGAGCCAGGCCTTTACGTTATGCCACATGTTTTTGAATCGGAATTTCTTTCCGGCGAACAGTTTCTTATAGTTAGCTGGACGGTCATCTGGTGTGCGATATCCTTTTCCATCCACTGCAGCTTGATAGGCCATATTTTTATCATCATCGAGATTATCCCAATAAGCCCTTTTCTTCGCATCCAGATCATCCGCATCGATGACGGTTTCCCGATTGGTTCTTTTGCTTTTATATTGTTTTTCATTCAAGTTTACTCGGCTTGTGAATCCACTGCTACGGAATCGATAAGAGGTATCCTCGCCCATTACTCTTTGATAGGTCTTTTCATTCTCCTTTTGCTGTTCCGACTTCTGACTCATCTGGAGTAATCCTGCTATGACCTTTTCTTTCTTCTCCTTGTATTCTTGGATATTCAGTGGATCCTCTGTATCTACAGTAAATTCTGTCACCTGTTTGATTTTCTCGGATGCGTCATATTCAATATTGTCTATCCGTTGTTTTTCAGCCAATTCCAGAGCTTCCTTAGAACCTTCTGTCATTTCCTGAGCGATTTGGGTAAGCATTTTAGATGGATCATCGATTTCTTCTAAATTGACTTCCTCTTCAAGATCACACCAGGACAGAAATTTTTCTAAGTTCATGGCAGCTTCTTCTTTTTGGATTTCCTCAAGGGTTCGGTTATCATCCGGTAACGTTCCGTCTTCCGCCTTCTTCATAAACTTTTTCACAAACGCTTCATTGCTGACATCATCAAGCTGGGCTAATACATTTTCCCTTTGACCTTGATGTTCTTCAGCATCAATTATGATTCTTCTCATTCATTCCACTTCCTTTTTGTTAGTCCATTTTAATGTTTCGCATACATGATTTAAGTTCTTGCCGGCCGAAGATTTCCATTGCTACTCCTATGGCACCGACAAGAACAGCCGCAATGGTGACACCGATACCATCACCTTCAGACAACTTCTTTCTACCTATCCATGCGCCAATCCCAACGATGACAGCTCCAAATCCGATGGCTATCCGTTTTTGGAAATGCTTATCTTTTAACTTTTCCTTTGTATTCTGTCTAAAGTTATCTCCTAGCTTTCCTGCGTTTTCTTTGATGCTCTCTTCATATATTTCGCTGGTTTTTGCTTTGGAATTTTCATCGAGGCACCTTTTTACATCTAATTCATCAAAAACAGCAATCACCATTTTGTATTCTTTTCCTGGAAGCTCTTCGACCATATCCACTTTACGTCCTTTGTAATAAACAGCGACTTCATTACTCATGAAGTTTCTTTTTTCAAAAAGCTCGTTGAGATCAGCCATTTGACGAGAATTAAAGAAACAGGAATGTCTCCCGTCCTTAAAACTTCTCTTAATCCTTTCTGATGATTTATTTGGCATCATTTCATTTTGAAAAAGTTCCTCTGCATCAAATTCGCTCACCTCCATTTCTTGTCTAATCAATTGGTGACCACAATGAAACACTTGATCCCCTGTAACAAGGCCATCCAAAGTAATGGATAGTTCAGGGCTTAGATGATATTCGAGTCCTCCTGTTTCGATTGGCGATACAAACTCCCATGGCAATTGAATCGGTTTGATAATATGAAAATTAAATTTGAGGTTCATTGTTCCCTCTCCTTTCTAAAATAAAAAAGGACAGCAATATTGCTGCCCCTTTCTTAATCCTTTAACACTTTTAGTTTGGTTACTCCTTGCCTTACGCCCATTTCAACCTCTCTTACTACTGCGTTACCTCTTTCTTTCATTTTGCTTCCTGTATAATTATTCGCTGCTGTCCATGCTCCTAATTCCATCAATTGTGCTGCTGTTTTTAATATCATCATGCCAATTACTTTAATTCCCATTCTTCTCACCTCATGTCATTTTTTTTACTTCCTTTCCATTATTCTTATAACACTTTATAAGCAAAAAAGGAGACAACCTTCCGCCCTTAAAACAGGACTTCGGCTGTCTCCTTTTTATTTCCGTATTTCACAATTTCCGTTTGCTTGGTGATGAATTGTCGTACATTCAAGGTCCAACGATACCCATTGGTGTTTTTCTTGTATCCGAACTGACGGATTAATCCATCGTCATTTAAAGTCATGCGTGTTTCAATTCGATGTTTCTTTGTATCAAAACTCTTTCCTAAAACATTTTTCATGGCAGTATGGATTTGCTTTAAATTGAAATCCTGAGTGGCGTCCATTTCTTCTGCCAGCACCTTCAAATGAACACTATCAATTTGAAAATTATCTCCCGATACGTCAATCGGCTTATCATAAATATGGGAAGTATTTAACACCCAATGGCGTTTGGCATATCCTAAGATTTCTTCTGCAATTGTCACGAAGATATATTCCAACTTACCTTCTAAGGTGTTCATGGAAATTTCCTTCTTCATTTCCTTCACATTATTCTCGTAGAAAGACATCAAATACTTTTCATAATCGCCACCGCACAACCGAGCGATGGTAACGAGAGGTCGTAGAATCTGCGTTAAACGGGCGTTCCCGGTTTCTAAACGTGTATCCGTTTCGAAGATTTGTTCAACATCCGAGAAATAGGTCAAAGCGGAAATAGCGGCTCTGGAAGTGATGCTATAGGCTTCCCCTCGACGTTCCCCTTTAAACTTCTCTGGAGTGACCAATTTCTTTAAAACAGATTCAGGGGCTTGGTGGGTTTCAACATAAATACACCGGTCAGCGATAACATCGTCAACCCCGTTGATATTACTGATTACTTTAGGGCCAAACACTTTGTAATAGGTGGTAAATCCTGTGTCTGGATCCACACGACCAACTTCCCCTTTGTCGGAATACCCTGATTTTATGACTGCCGCAAGACCAGATTCGTTTACCTTCTTGGTATCCACTAAATACTCCAATTCATCGAGAATGAACGTGCCGCCGAATTGGTGGATCGAACGGAATAAAGCAGATTCTGTGATGTTAACCACAAAGGTTGGATTAAAACCTAACAGCTGAATAATTGCATCAAGAGTAGACTTCCCTGTACCCTTCGCCCCATTCAAAACAAGGTAAGGGAATCCACTTGAGAACAATGTGTAAAAGTAGGTGGCGTAAATCCACAATGACAGTACCTTAATGACTTCATCGGTGCTGTAATAAATGTTGCGGATGAAGCTTTCGATTTCTTGAATGATAATGCTGGGATGATAGGACATTTCATCGATTTCATCGTTAACCCATTTGTGAATCCACTCATACTGCAAGGAAAGATTCTCTACATCCCGCACATTAGTTTCCACTTCAGTCGGCAATTCGTATTTGTTATGAATGAGCAAAAGGCTTTGCGGAGTTTTCTTTTTAAGAAGATCCAGCCGAATCTCTTCTTTTTTGTTGCTGATGAGACACGGGACCATCTTAGGGGAATCATCATCCTTCACCATTTTCGCAAAGTACATATAGCCATCTCCTTTTTCCGGGAAAAAGGATTGAGCCAGTTGAATCTTTTGCGGTGCTCGAAGCAGGTCAACTTCCTCATTCTCATAGCCATTGACTTCTCGTAAAATCTCGGCCACATCAATGTCTGATTTAATTTTACGCTGGACTTGGCGAACCAGTAGCTCGTACTTCTTTGCAGGTGCGTGGAAAATGTACCAGGCAATCTGCTTAATGATTTCACTTTTAAACTTAGATAAATGGAAGATGTCGAGAAGTTCATCCATGGTGCGCTGTGGCTCATTTTCCACCCATCGGATGTCATGGTAATAGCTGTTGATTTCGTTGCTTAGAGCGAGTTTTAAGATGTTTTTATCGGGTGTCAGATTGATAGCCTCAATATCCTTTCCTACCCGTTTTTCATACATCAACTTTCCGTTGTAAAGCAACAAATCCCCGCTGAATGTGCGGTTTGGTTTCAAATAATCAATTTCATACCGAATGCCAACAAACCGATTTTTAATTTCCCAATGATGACGAGTACCATCACGCCAAATTTTGTATCCATCAGTTTCTTGTATCTTTGCCATATCAATGGAGTTCTTTAATATTTCAATGGCATTTTCATCGTTTTTCAAAAACTCATCGATATCCTTATATTGTTCAGGAAACTCAAGGCTTTTCACCTTCACATCAGGGAGTTCATCGCTCAGCTGCTCTCTGTATTTGTCGCCAGCATCATCATGGTCAAATGCTTCGTAGATTTCATCAAACTGTCGAAGAAGATCGTTATCAAAAAATCCTTCTGGTGCATTACCACCGATTCCCCAAACCATGAAGTTTTTCTGATAAGAGGAAGGAAGTTCTAAAAATGCTTCTTTCGTAGATTGCTTGTCATTTTCTCCTTCGACTAATATCAGAGACTTTTTCTTTTTGGATTTTAACTCCTTGGGATGGGCGAAGAAAACTCCTTCCTTATCCCCACGACTTAAATTGTTAGGAGTCATGGTGTGCCCTGTCATATTCTCGTGGGCCGTCTTTAAGTAATCGTCAAGACTGTAATAATTTTGATTACAGTCATAGTGATAACCGCCATTCGGTTTCGCTTTACCTCGACAGGTACGGACGAAGATTTTACAGTTTACCCGAACCAAGTTTCCTTTTTCATCGCAGTAAGGATAGATAAAGTAACCCTCGGGCAACCCAACTAATGCCTGGGCACGGTTGATTTCAAATTCCTCATAGCCTTCTTCAAGTAATTTCTTTTTCAATTCTGGCCAGCCACCGGTGTAACCTACTCGATCTTCAATCAAGGTTTCTGCTTTGTGCTTACGTTTTCTTGTTAAGTAATGAAGCGGCACAATAATTTCCTCGGAGCCAGAGCTGTAATCCGTATAGGTTACGCTTCTTAACCGGGAATGGTAGTAATCGATGGCTCTTTGACAAATCCGTTGGAAGCGGGCATATTGTTCTCTTGCTGCTGATTGGGATGGTTCATGGCTGGCAAAGTTATATTTCTTTCCTGCCCACTCTCCAAGCCTTGTTCTGCCTTCAATTTCACCAAGCTGATCTTCTACGATTTTAATAAGGGATCCACTAGCGTCACAAGAAAAACAATGACCTCCATTAAATCCCTTTGTCAGACTGAAACAGTTGTTATGTCCGCAATAGGGACAGGGATTTACAAATATGGACTTTCCGGAAACTTCTATATTCGTAGACAAAAAGGTCCTGGCATAATCATCTAAGTTTCGTAGAATATGTTCTGTAATGTCTTTAACCCAACTCAAAAAAGTTCCCCCGCCTTCTAAAGAAAAGGTTTTCTATATTTAAAAAGACTCGATCTCTCTCTGTATGGTCTTTTTCGGTAATGATAAAACGGCCTCTAGTCCTGTTACTAATTGCCTATTCGTAATACTAATTCTATCATGGAAAACAGCAATTGAAACAGTTTTACCGTTAGAAAATAATTTTAAGGCATGGAGGAAGGTATTGCTATTGACGGTTATAAACAACTCGTCCTTTTCAATCGAATGTCCTGTAGTAAACCCCATTTGTTCAACTCGAAAAATTTGGTTGTCATGCTTTTGAAAAAGAGCTGCCTCTAAGCGAGCGTTGTGTCTTTTTAATCTTAGCCAGGTTTGATCTCTTTCTCGTTTCTTTTTGATGGTCTCAAGGAACGTAATAAGACAATCACTCTGAATTTCTATTTCTCTTTCAGGCTCACCTGAAAAGATGAAGGTTAAATCTTTACGGGTTAATTCATTTTTAGTAAAAAGTGATTGATATTTGCTAGGTCGCTTTTTCATATTTTGATAGGGGAAGGTCACAATCACTTCGCCTTCATCCTCACTATTCGTAGGGATATAAAAAACAGGGGACGTGGGTTCCTCATGCTTCATCCGAACTGCATAGCTCGTTTCCACCATGTACCCATATTCTTCATCAAAATAAACGCCTGCCGTATGGTCATCACCTTTCCAATTTAAAAGTGGCCAATGCTGCCTAAGCAGCATCGCCACATCGTATCGCGTTACCATACTTTCCCCACTGGAGGATTAATCAATCCGTTGTCTTTTTTCTTTTCATACTCGGAAAATCGATTTCTAAAAGAAAGATGGTTACGATGTAAATAATTGATTAAGTTTTCTAACGTGGAGTCCGCCTTATTCGTGCGTGACAAAACATCAAAAATCGCACCATGTTCTTCTGACATAACAGCTTTAAACATTTCATCTTCTTCACTACCCCAGCGAAATGGATTGTTTTTAATTTCAAGGATGGCCTGACTTTTGCTGGTATGAAAAAAGAGTTCGTCAAAATAAGCAGGACCTGAATCACACAATCCTGAATAAATATCCCACATCAATTGATTGTAGTGGGTATCTAGTATATGAGCCAGCTCTTGTTTTGCCTTTAAAGCATCCATGTTCCTTACCACACCTTTCCAACGGGTATATTTATATATCTTTTTAGAAAGCCATCGAGATAGGACATATTTTTATAATTTAATACTGTCATAATGTCTTGGTACAATAAATTCTCGTACAGACCATCCGAGTGGTCGCCTGATGCTTTCTTCATTTCATATTTATTTAGCTCACCATGTAAAAACAGAAATCGTTCCCGCTTTGACATCTTTTCGATTATGTCAAAAAGGTACCGTTCATTTAAATGCTTCTGTCCTAAGAGGGCAGAAAGGAAATATTCAGGTTTATCCCTGGTCAAATGCAGTAAAATGTTTTCAAGGACAGTTGGTAAACCTTTCCCGTTGTATCTCATGTACGTATCGACCACCTGATTTTCAAACTCTTTTTGAAATGCAGGTATAACGAAGTTTAAATGTAACGGTTCTATTTTGCTAACTTCATTCATGCATTCTCACCATACGCTTCCTACAGGTATATTTCGGCAATCAATATAATGCCGTCTTGTTGGATGGATATCCTTTGCATAGAACATGTGTTTAAATTCCAATAAAATCTGAACGTCCTTTCGAATTTCATCTGCGTCGGTAATACGGATTTTGTCTCCTTTATTTCCAAGAAGAACAGAAAGGTCACTATACGGATTGCCTGTTTCTAAATAATTGTGTCGATAAACAGAAAAATAACTTGCAGCATACGTAAGATCTTTAAGACCATGTACTCCTTCATCAAAATATGCCCCGAATACAAATTCCTCAAAATCCGATGCCAGCTCCTCTGGAATGAATTGTAGCTGTAACTTTCGTTTAACTAATCCATCCATCCCTTACCACACCTTTCCGACAGGGAAATTGATAAACTTTCTATTCTTGAAACTAACGCTCATATGATATTTAAAAATAACGCTAAACAAGTCTTTATCGTACGCCCTTGAATACTTTTCAACTGCATCGTCCTGCCACTTTAGAATATCTGGTAGTTTGAACCAAGCGAATCGATCTCCGAATTCCAGTAACGAAGCTACCTCACGAAATGAATCTACTGATTGGTCATAGATGGTGCCTGCTAAAGGAATAAATTCTGGAATTCCCCACTTAGTCTGTGTATCTGCGACCTTTTCGTAAATATCAAATACGTCCATTTCAAATTGACTTCGCGATTCCTCCGGAACTAAAAGAAATGGTTTTTGCTGAACTACTTGCATTACCAAACCCTCCCGACTGGCAGATTGATATATTTATCAAGTAAAAAAGAGTCATAAGACAAATTGTGAAAGTTAAGAACTGCCATTATGTCATTTATGAAATCATCTTCGTTCGCATCTTTGAACTCCGATAATTCATCAGCTGGATACGGGTTCGAAAAATAATGCTGATCCTCGAATATTTCCAATCTTGCTGTTTTATGCAAATAAGACAAGACACACCCGAATATGTGATGGTCGGTTGGAAGTTGGACAGGATTTTTCATTGCAATTTCAAAATAGGATTTTTCAACATCTCGAATAAAGGAATCTCGAAGCTGTTCAGGGACAACAGTTAATTTAAGTTTTTCTCTTTTTGCTAACATTTACCACACCTGCCCGATTGGATGATTGATAACGCGGTTATTGTGTGTATGAGACATGTTATAGTGAAGCAAAACTCTCCTAATATCATTTATAAAACCATCGGTATTATTTTCTTGGCAAATCCCAAAATCCAAAAATTCATTAGCATCCAGTTCATTCGGAGGACGCCACATTTTAAAAACTTCAAGTGAGCATAATTGTTCAAATAAATCATTTACTTCATACATGTTAATGTCTTCAGGTGTTAGAAAATATAGTTTAGTTTTTTTGAACAGATAACCTGCAGTATCAAACTGGACGTTTTCGTATCCTTCCTTTACCAGCTCAACGAATTTATCTGACATGTAATCTGGAACAACAGAAAACTTCGGATACCCATTAACAACTAATTGCTTCATTACCACACCTGCCCTACAAAATGATTGACATGTTTTTTGGGATTTTCTGAATTGATATAACTTAAGTTCAAAAATCTTAGCAGCCGTTCAACATCTCTAAAAGCAAATTCATAATACGGATCGGTAATGGCATATTTTCTTGTGCGTTTTTCTTCGTTGTCTCCCATTCCTTTCAACACATCGGACCAATAATTGATATTCCTACCGTTGGTTTCCTGATGGGAAGCCACCTTCAGAATGACATCTCTTGTAGCATCTGTAAGAACATGTAAATCTGGCAACTCTCCTGATTTATAACCATAATAGGTGTTGAATATAAGATTCATAAAATCAAACGAAAGATGGTCAGGCACCCAAGGGAATGCCTGACCACTGTAAATGATATCTGCTGTCAATCTCATCTCACCATACCTTTCCAACAGGGAAATTGCGAAATACTGGATTGACGGAAAAGCCATGAATGGAATAGGATTCCTGGAAGAACATTTTGTTGTGATACAAATACCTTTTCATATCCTCAATAAATCGCAGTTCAATCACCGTTTCATTCTTTTCCAAGAATTTTCGTGATTGTTCCCAATGGTGGTCATCCTGATATACCCAATTGTGAGGAAATTGATTGGGATCGAATTTAACATTTGCTTCTTTTAAATAATGGTGATTATAGATATCCGTGTAATGATCAAGCAGAATGTCTCTTGTAAGTTCGTCCTTAAACATCATATTATTTGTAATTAAAGGAACGAGGTCTTCTGGGCATCTGTCAGTTGCAGCTAATTCTATATACCAATCTTCCATGTAGCTCTCGAATAATTTTGTCGCTACCTCTGGAACCCACTGATAATTGACCGTTTGTTTCGCTAATTGATTACTTTTCATTACCACACCTCACCAGAAAAATGATTGAAATACCTTGTACGAGGATGAGCGTCATCCGTATAGCAATAAAATAGGTGATACGCATTTAATACAGAGACCACATCTTCATATGCCTCAACAGAATCCCTATGTTTTCCGAAATGAGCAAAGACATCAATTCCTGTAAACCCAGGATGTTCCTTCATTCTGAATAAATTAGGCGGATGTTGGTTTCCATGTAAAATATTTGATTTAATCAAATCCTTTTGATACCACTCGAGCACATCAAATACAAACCATTCAAATTGATGTTGATTACCTTGAATTAATTTCATTTGTTCCCGCAATTTTTTTACTCCAGAAACCGTCAGGGCTCCGTTCACCATATCCCACCTCCATAGGGACAATTAATGACTTTTTTACGATCTGCCCCTGTGTAAGACATGTATCTTGTTCTCAAATAATTAAGGACAATGGAATCCGTTTCGCTTTTTTGCATTTCCTGAAAGGTAAACTCGGAAATGCCTCCCATCGCCGCTTTCGAATGGAATACATGAGGGGCGTATCCATATTTTAGATGGATCCCTGCCGCAACCATTTCATTGACCTTTTCTGAACGGGCTTTAAGATTTATTTCATCATGACATCTCTCTAATAATTCACCGATAAACGGGAAACCGGGAGATTTTAAGTTATATGAGTTGTTCACCAAATGGGCGTAAGTTTGCCATATCTGGTCTTCGTATGGAAAAATCACATACTTTTCAAGTTGGTTCATTTACCACACCTCTCCTATAGGGAAATTGATATAACCGTCACGAAATCTCAAGAAGATATGATGGTCTTGGCAGCATCTAATAACTGAAAACGCGACTTCTTCAAAAGGTTTATCACTTAATATCTTCACAGTGACGTCGTTTAGACTTGGAATGAAACCTACTTCTTGTAACAAAAAAGGAGGAGCATGATACGACATCTCTATTACCTCATCGTAATAGGCGTCCATCACTTTATTTAAAAACACTTGGTCTTTTCTTTGAATAATATTCATTACCACACCTTCCCTACAGGCATATTGATGTAAGGGTCTTTTATTTTCCATAGTTCAATAAACTCTTTGCTTTTTATCACAAAAGAATAACCTTGACTTACAAGCTCGTCATAGATGACGGCTTCACCCTTAATAGGAGAATTCTTTATTGTGCTAACTAAGTGATTAAATTCATCTAGAGATAAATCTTTGCTTTTTAATTGCTCCGTTGCCCGAGTCAATAAATTAAGCATTTTCTGGGTGTATTCATTTTCCTTATCCAGATTGTGCATCATGTGGTGCATATAGATATTTTCAAAAGTTGGCAAAAAAATAGTATTAGAAGCAGAGGATCGATATGCTTCAAACATATCGATCCTCTTAACTGCTGACAAAGAAAAGGTTTCGTTGCTCACGGTATCCAAATCCTTCCACGTATATGTTGGTAAGTCGGTGCTATTGCTGCTTCAATCGTAGGATGTTCATTATGTCCTTCCGCATAAAAATAACCCCCGCTATAGGCATCAGCGAATTGCATCGAGATACGAGGATATCCTTTTAATGTGTTCATTAAGGCAGAGAAAAGATCTAAGTCAAATGTAAGCATCGGAGCACCTTGAATCCACTTGTCGTTATAATCAGGCATAAATGGATGGTCCATAATATATTTCACGTTATTAGTATCACTTTTATTCACCTCATAAGAACCATGACCAGCACGAAGCATACCGCGATCAAAATGCTGAACGGCAATCCGAATACCAGTCTTTAAGGGTTGCAGCACGTTGCAAGTTTTAACGCCAGCTTGCTTATCTTCGTTCATTGGTCTGATCAAATACACCAATCCCGGACGAATTCTTTCGGCATTAATGATGGAGTCCTTATCAACAAAACTCTTGACGGTATACAATTTTCCTTTAAATTCAAATTCAGAAACCATGATGATTTCGTTATTTGGTTGTTTCTCAGCCATCGCGGCTAAATGTCCGACTGGAACTCCAGCTGTAAATTGGATATTAATCTTCCTGTCTTGGTATTGCGGAGAACTTTGAAAACCTGTGAAATGATCATTAACAAATTCATGGATATCATTCGGACTTAAATCAACATTAAACTTTAACGCTGTTTTCTCCTTCATGGCGTTAATGTAATCAATCGCTTCCTTAGTACGGATTCTTTCCCGTTCTTTTCCGTCGTTTACATCGTCCCCTAGAATTCCTTCAGTGTCTGCGGTAGTTGTGTCATAGGTCTCTTTTCTATAATGATAGAGGCCGTTTTCATGCATAATTCCTCTCGGACCGACTCCTAGATCCACTTCTGCTCCTCTTGCATACTGGGCCCTGAAAAACATTACACCTCGATTGGAAACAACTCTTCTTACTCCACCCACTATACTTCCGTTTTCAACGTCAAAAAACATATACTGATTGTCGCTATCGCGATTCAAAGTAACGATTGGATAAAATAAAGGAATCGCATGCCCCATTTGTCTTGCTACAGTTTCCATACATATCAATCTCCCTTTTTTAAAAATTAAATAAAAAAGACAGCACATCATTGTGCCGTCTATTCCTTACTTCTTTTCTTCAACTGTTTCTGTTGCGTTGATTACTGCTTCTGCTTCTGCATTAAGCTCTTTTCCTTTTAATGCTGCTGATAAATTGCTGAATTTTTCTAATTCATCGTTCCATTTTTTCTTGGTCTTCTTTGTCACTAATTTTGTTTCATCAATCATGCGTTTTAATTCTATTTGTAAATCTAATGGGTTTTTCATTGTTTTATTTGCTAAATCAATTTCTTCTTTATTCCATTTCATCTTTGTATCAGTTGGGTTTTGATCCATATGTGTTGCGATTGCATTCACTTTCGCTAATAGTTCAAAATACTTTTTTGCTTCCCGTTTTTCCTTAATCCATAATCCACCGAATATGCCGCCTGTTACTGCTGCGCCTGCTCCTGCTCCGATTACTAATCCTTTTACAAAATCATTACTCTTACTTTCAATTACTTCTACATCTTCAAAACTTCTAAAACCTCCAAAATTTTCATCATATACATTTTCCATTTCTGCTGCTTGTTCTGCCATTTGTACCATGTTTAATCGTCTCCTTTTTATTTCATAAATTTTTTCTTACTCACTGTCCTTATAACATGAAATTGGAGATTTTTTACATAAGAAAAAGCCTACTAGATAGTAGGCTATATGTTCGTATAATTCACTACTTGAAAAATCCGTTTGCAAAGTGATCGAGCCAATCGGAAAACCAAAGAAGACCAAAGAGAAAAGCAAAAGCAGCCATAACAGACAATGTACCCATAATTGCGAAATTTCTGCGTTCCCTGTTCTCTTTGTCTTGTTTTTGCATTTCAACCGGAGCTGGAGCTTTTTTATTTAACTTCCCGATTTCAGTGTCATCATAATAACCCATTAAAATCTTCACTCCTTCGCTATATGTGTCTTTATGCTCGAAATGTTCACTAATGATTATTTTTTAAATTCCTTGTCCATAATTCTTAATAGCCTAATTTGCAATCACTTTTCTATAGAAAGAGGTAAAAACTATGGCATTAAATCCTCGTTTTAAAATTTCTATCCAGTTTGAAGAAGGACAAGAAGAATCGGTAGAAATAATGAAACAAGAGTTTAAAACTCGCTTAATTAAAGGAAATTATGACTATTTTGCAATCATTGATGAAGCAAAAGATAACATGGTGATTAGTTTCATTCCAAGTCGATATGTTAGTCAAAAAGAGTTTCTAGACAGCTTTAAAAAAAATGTATTAGAACCAGCAAGAAAAGCTGCTGGGTTAAAACAAGCATGATAATTGCTTGTTTTTTTTGTTACACAATTTACGTCATTGACGGCAAATGGTCGAATTGTTCACTCTTTATCTTCACCATCAATCCAACAATCAGAGCATACATAAACACCGTTTGATGTGACTTTAACAGTGACAGAATGGCTTTCACAACGTTCACACTCATACAACATATGAACACCTCCTTATGACGTTATATTTGTCTATAACGATATAGCTAATTTTTTGTTAACCGATCCATCCCAGTTTTTGTCACCAGCCATTTATCTCCGTCTTTTCGTGCTTCCCAGGGGGTAAATCTCCCCCGGTTGCACCATTTATTGACTGTGTTTGTTGCAAGACCCCACTTGATTTCAGCTCCTCTTGTTGTATAAACCTCAAACAGTGGGGTAATTACTTTTCCAGCTTTTCAGCGATCTCCGTCATATACTCGTTTACATCACGACCTATTGATTCCAGGTGATTCTTAACGTCATCAAGGTCCATAATTTCACCGGAAGGCAGAGAACCTTGCCATTGTGACCATCTAACGAGAAGATATTTATCATTAACTTTTTCGCCATCTAGTTCGATGATTTTTTGGATGTATTGATGCAGTCCTGTGCCGCCAGTAACCATATTCCGTCCATCCCACTCATCAAGATTGACTTCATCTTCTTCAACTTCTAGTTCATATTCAACCATTTCATCATTGGTGATATCCTTAAAATTGTGACCATCCCAATAACTATAAACCATAACAGTCTCCCAATAGCTACCGAAGGCGAATTTATTAGTGTTTGGATCATAAATAATTTTATCTTCGTAATTTTCAACATCTCCGTAAAAATCAGTTCCGGTTACATTAGCTTTAATACCAATGCTTGCAAAGAATTCTTCAAGTTCTTCGTTATTATCATGATCTTCCTTGTATGCAGCGAGTTTTTCGTTTAACCAGTCAAGATCTATATCCTTATCTGTTGTAAAGTCAACTTCCCAAGGTTCTTCCCCGAAGTTATAGCATTCTTTGATATCTTCTGGAGCTAGTAAATATGTGGTTCCCTCTTCATAACTTGCTATCCAAAGTACTTTTTTCATCATCCATTCCTCCTTAGATTTACTATGCCGTTTCTTTTATTGATAGTTTTATTATAACTCCTTTCTGTCTTGAAAACAAGACGGTAAGGATATTGTTTTTTGCGAAAATATTCCATTAAGGTCGTTTCATAAATCGAGCCACTATTTTCATAGCTTCTTTTGTTCGTAACCAACGCACTTCACGACTTCTTTTTCTTTTCATGTCAACCAACCATCCTTCCTCTTCTGCTAACAGAACGTTGTATCGTTCCGGGTTTATGATAGTCAGGATCTGCACCTGGCATATCCCATCCAAACATGGCACCAACCCACATTGCCTTTGCTTCTTCAGATGTCACGCCATGAAGAAAATTCAATTCGTCTGATGATTTCACATTATTTTTATCCCAATGATGAAGCCCTCTTTCGCCCAGAATAATCATCATCGTTTTTCCTGTTAATTCAGATTGAGCAAATGCATATAACGGTAAATTGTTTTTCATCATTATCCATCCCTTCTCAAATAAAAAGACCCACCGGAATAAGGTGGGTCAACTGATTTTTATAAAGTTGTGTACATCTTCACCGAATACAGTCTTCAACTTTTCTAAAGAAATCAATGTCCATGGGTCAATATCAACAGGTTTTGTATCCATAATCTCTTCGATTTTAATAGGCGTTCCATCAGCCTTTGCTACAACAGAATTTCCCGTTAAGTTTTGCTGATGGATCAAGGTCGCGATTTCTAACTCAACGAACAATTCTCTGGCTAGTTTTTCCCAATGCCTAATGATTTTTTCAGCCTGAAGCGTTTCTCTAGATAGAATCGCTTCTTCCAACATCTTGGAACCTTTGTTCAATCGAATCAAAGTAGCTTTTGCTTTTTTTAAACTTTCCTGATATTCAACGGTGCCTGCTGGGACTTTCACTGTTATCACTCTTTCTAGGATGGAATGCTTGAACTAATTCTGCTGACACCATTTACTTTCTCTATATAAATAGAGTGGTCAGCTACCTGCATTAATGAGGTGTCATGGGTAATCATAATGTTTTGCTTTTTAAACATGTGTGTAAGTTCATAAATCAATTCGGCAAAGGCTTGTCTAGAACTTGCTGACACCATTTTACCTGGTTCATCAAGAATGATAGGACCGATTGGGGCGGGATTTAAAATTTTCAGTAATCCGAAACGAAGACCGGCAGCAATCACATCCACCACGCCACCACCTACGCTATCTTTTGGCTCAGAGCGGACATTTCCTTCTTCGTTCAATACATAGAAGGAAACAGCTGTACTATTATGAGATGTATCAATTTCAATTTCAAAAGACATGGAGTCTCCAAAAACGGACTGCAAGCATAATGTAACAATTTGTTCTAAACCAGAAGCAATCTCGGCTCGTGCTGCTTCTGCTAACTCTTGGAGGAAAATACGAACTTCCTCCAATTTGGAAACTTCTTTTGTTAACTCTTCAAAAATTGATTCATTTCGCTGAATATCTCTTTTAAGGTCTTTGTGAGCTTGAATTAATTCTTCATGTTCTTGAATACGTCGACTGGTGATAGACAACAGACTTTCCAGTTCCATTAAACATCCTCCCCTAAGTCACGAAGGATTTCAGCCATTTGATTTTTCTTCTCTGTAATGGTCTTAGCGATTTCTTTCAAGTGCTCCATGCCCTCTTCATAAGAAGATATCTCGATTCCAGTTTCTTTTTTGATAGATTGATAAATATGCTGAATCTCACCAGTCAAGGCTTCTTTTTTACCTTGAGCCTGCTGTCCCTTCCGTTTGATTCGTTCCCCTTTGCTTTTCATATCCTCAATTTCTTTAAAAACTTCATCGAAAGTTGCCATTTATGATTTCCTCCCCTTTAAATAAAAAGTGCCTCAACGTGTTCGTGACTGATAGAATCCGTCTTTTGTCCACATGTAGCACAAATGCCGGCATCATGAAACTTTGCCGCAAGCTCTAGGATGAGCTGTTTAAGCTGTGCTTCTGTTTCCTTAGTGATTTTTTTGTTGACTTCAATATCCTCTTCGTAACGCTTTATTCCTTCTAAATGGTTGAACAATATTCGGAATGTAGTTAATTCCATATCGGGAGTAACGGAATCAAGTTCAGTCAGACGACCGATATAACTGGTATCTATACCTTCTAACTCACTTTCCTTTGTTTCTAATTGCTGAAGCAGACGAGATAACTCCCGAAAATTCTCCACTTTTTCATCGATTTCTTTACGTTTGCCATCCCACGCTCGAATTTTATCCTCCGGGATTGTGTGGAGTACAGAAAGTTCAGCTTGGAGCTGTTCTAAACGATTGATAATGGGACTCAAAAAACGGAATTGTCGGACTTGATCATCGGCTTCGGCTGGCCATTCAGTAATCAAACGGTCTGCTTTTTCGATGTCTTTTTTAAGTTGAATTAATTCTTCCTGAATATCACATAGCCTTTTTAATTGTTTCGTCATATATTCGTTTACTTCTAGGATCGATTCAATTCCTTCTTTTAGTTCTTTTAATGTTCCGATTTTCACCTGCAGCCGTTCGATTTCCACTTTCTTTTTCTCTAATTCCAGCTTTAGTTTTTTCAATTCTTTTTCAACACTATTTTTGGCTTTATTACTGGCGGTATGATCCGAATTGACCTCTGATAATGCACGATCGACCCGAGATAATTCCTCTAAGTTTCCTAATACTTCAGCTCTTTGTTTCGGCTTCAATGACATCATAAAAGGACCTTCGGTTTGTTCGGCTATCTGAAAATAAATGCCGTCCCCCACAGGTGTAATGCCATGAGCTTTCACAATCTTTTCAGGTATTTTTTTGCCAAATCCAGAAAACGGATCTAATTTTCCATTCTCGTCTATTAGTTCATAAAAATTGCCTTTCTTTCGGTCTCTTTTACGGATAATGGTTTTTCCGTTGGAGAGAAAAACTTTTACAATCGCTTCATTGGCCCCGTTTCGAATGAAATCTGTTCCGTCAGGACTATTTAACAAGCACCAACGGATTGCTCGGATAATCGAAGTTTTCCCTTGGTTGGATTCTCCAACAATGGCATTTAGACCATTAACGAAATCAATCGTAGTGAACTCGTGAGATTGAAAATTCGTTATTTCCAATCTCTTAATCCAAATATCTTCATTCATGTTACTGGCGCACCTTCTTTATTTAAACGTTTAAGTATTTCCTTAGCATCTTCATCAGTAGCAGTCGTAGGAACATCAATATATAAAGTTCCGATAAACATTCCATATTGCTTACGCTCCGGATCATACAGACCACCATCGGGTATATTGATAAGGTTCCTATTTTTTATTCCTTTGTTGATCGGCATCTTCACTTTTTTTCCGTTAGGTAATGAAATGGTGATTTCGCCTCCTAATAAGGCTGTTTCAAAGGGAACAAGAATCTCTTGTGCCAAGTCATATTTATTTCGAATTACGTAAGTATCATTAACAGATTGCTGGAAAACGATAAATAGATCACCGTTCTTCCCGCCATTCAATCCTGCGTCGCCCTTGTCCCGAATCCGCATTTGGAACCCTTCTGTCACTCCATCTGGAATCGGAAAGGTTATTTTTACTGCTTCGGAAACCTTTCCTTTTGTATGACAGGTTTGGCAATCTTCCCTTTGAAAATAACCGGTACCGTCGCAAGTACCGCATTCTTTTTCTGTTTTAATACTTCCAAAAGGAGTATGGGTATCAGTGAATGTATGGCCAGCACCTCCACAACGACTACACATGTTTGCGATGTCCCTGTGATAGCCGTGGCCGTCACAATCTTTGCAATTGGCTTCACGAACAAATTCAATTGTCTTTTCGGCTTGGGTTAATACTTCAGATGCGGTGAAGTATACTTTCATCTCCACGCTTTCGCCTTGTACGGGACTATGAGCACCTGTGCGATGGAAATGAAATTTACTTAACAGTTGATCAAACCCAAGGCCTTTTCCAACCGTTTTTAGTAAATGGTCATAGCGTTCCCGTTCTTCAACATCTTTTAAGATTTCATAAGCGTTCACGACTTCCTGGTAACGCTCGACAGCATCCGGTTCTTTACATATATCTGGGTGCCACTTCTTTGCCTGTTTTCGATAAGCGACGTTGATTTCTTTTTCGGTTGCTGTTTCTTCAATTTCAAGGACTTCATAAAAGTTAATCATTTCGTGTTTCGTCAAATCTATCCCTCATTTCATCCTATTTGTCTTAAATCCTCAAAACCTAGATATCTGACAACTTCGTTAAAGATTTCTGGTTTGGTTGAGTTTCGATATTCTTCTAGGATGGCGCGAAGGTCGAGAGATTGAATATCGATGGTTCTAATGATTTCTCGGACATTTCCTTTTGCTTCTTTTAACTTTGCTAAAGCTTCTGCTTTTTTATCTATCTCTGTTCGGTCCATTACCTCTGTTCCTAACTTAGCGACAGGGCATTGAATCGGTTCGATTTCAGGAGTTCCATCGTCATGGATGGTGATTAAGGCATATTTCGGCATACGGTTCATTTCCACATGACTAGCATGAACCCTGGCTAATGCACCCGGATTATAAACCAAACCATGGTCTGTTTTAGTGACTGGAAATCCTGTGTGCTCATGCCCTGTCAATGTCACCGTAGCACGGGTATGTTTCATTTCATCAATGACCGTATGGACAATATCATCCATAATCGGTTTAGGCGTTAACCAGCCATGCACGATATGAATATGGGGAGTTCCGTCGTATTCCTCAATGACGTAATCCCTTGAACGATGTTCTACAATTTCCTGTGTTTCAGGATCTAAGATATGTCGGTCTAACTGAGCGTAGGAACTCACGCCACTCAACTTCACCTTTTGCCCGTTTGCCTCAAAAATAATAGGCTGTCGATTTAAGATGACAAGATTAGGGAAAAAGTTTTGAAACACCCCAATGGAATTTTGATTGACCGTATTCGGGTTCATTCCGTGAATATCATGATTCCCCCAAATTCCATACATCATTTTTCCTTTTAATCCTTCGCGTATGATATTTCCTAAATGATTTACATACGACGCTGCTATATTTTCTCTATTAAAAAAATCTCCACCATGCAAATAAGCATCTACACCTAATTCATGACCCAACCAAAAGGAATGGTTAATTTTAGCCTCTAGGGTACTGGGGAAATCATCGATTCGGGATTTTGGATTTTTGTTATCTCCATGCCAATCTGTTGTATATATAAATCTAAGCATCTTCCATGCCTCCGCCTATCGGTAGAACCAAGTTGGAAACTGGCTCTTTCATTATGTTTTTTAACTCATCATCAAATTCAAATTCCACTACAACATCTTCATCGATTTCATCCAATGTGTCTTCATCCACATCGGGTACCTCTGTTTCTATCAATTCTTTTTCTGTCCTAGAAAGACGGATGCCTTCTGTAATAGAAACAATTAAACGGTTCACTAATTCTTCTGTTAATACTTTGGTATCATAGGTTACTACAAGTTCTGGATAACCTGGGTGATCAATAAATGCTGTATGCATCGGGGCACTTGATTCCTTAATATAGAAATCCATGCACGCCTTAAATAATTGTCTTCCATAAGGGTTAGGAATATGGATTGGGATGGATACCAAGTTCTTCTTTGGGTCGTAAGGAAATTCGGTTCGATCCCCTACGATGGCGAAACAGACGGTATTTCCAAAGTTATTCAGCAAATCTTCATTTTTACTGGTTAACCGCCAGTGTTCCGTAAATTCCACTCGAATGGTGAGTAGGTGATTCTCGACTTTTTCCCAGAATTCTAGTTTGTAAATGTGATAATCTTGGCATTCCATTTGTACCAATTCCACAGGACATTCCTCCCAAAGACTTAAAAAATAATAGGACAGGAGAACCATTTCGGCTCTCCTGTCATTCTATCATAGTCCTTGATTGATTTTTGCGATATTTTGTTTTTTATTAAATATAACTATTGTTGTCAAACTTGCTACACCAGTTATCCATTTCACACTATCTAATATCATTTCTGTCATTTCTCTGCTATGCGCTTTTTCCATTTTTTCTCTTTCTATTTGCTGCGCCACTCTCTTGAACTCTTTGTCGTTCTCGATTTGCATTTTTTCAATCTCCAACAATCTTGCTTCCTTTGTTGCATGCTTTTTACAAACTGCTTCGACTATCAATCTCACAATTGCTTCATCGTGTTGATTTGCTCCTGTTTCTTGCTGCACTTCCTTAACTTCTTCCATTACTTCTTTTACTTCGCTTTGTCCTTTTTCCATCTTCATTCATCTCCTAAATCGTTATTTACTTCCACATTCCTTATAACATGGTTTCTGCATTTTCTGGACTCCAGCAAGTTGGGGGTTAATGGCTTAAAATCCGTTTGAATTTTCCTCGGAACAAAGTTAGCTAACGCATGACAAAGGCTGGATTCATCGTAATAATTACCTGTCATAAACAAATGGGTCTTAAATACTAGAATGATAAAAACCTTTTGATACTTACCGATGTTTTCAATTTCTTTGATAATGGGCTTCGTATTTCGGATGTACACTTTTGGTTTTTCCTTAATTTTGCGAAACATGGATTCTGGATCCCGTTTCATTTCATTCATTGTAAAAAATAAAGCCCCTCTTACTTCTTTTTGAGTGAGAGGGGCATGGGTCGGTTCGTATACAGACCAATGAGTATTTTGTTTATTAAACCGAAAAACATAAGCTGCTCTTAAATTTGGAATCGTAACTAAATTTAAGATGCACCGTTTTAAACAAACGTCCATTTCGTCGTTCGTCGCAGTGCAATCAGCAATCGGCAATTCATAAATTTGCTTGGCATAAGGGTTTTTATTGATGATTGGGAACGGAGACTTCGCCAACACTTTAAGCATCATACCACCTCTCAATCAATCGGATTCTTACGCCACAGACACATAAGATGAATTTCAAATCCTTCCGGTAATTTCGGATATACTTCCTTTCGCATGCGGGACACACCAGCGACCGCAATTGTTCTTGGTCAAAGGATAAATTGATATCTTTGCCTAATTCCTCTAAATCTACAAGTTGATCGCTTCTGCTGCCCAACTTTGAATTCTCGTTAACCATTTAATCCCTCTTTCCACTTTTGGTCGAATTGCATCCCGCTTCTTCTTAATTCGTTCCGCTCTCCATACTACATACGCCATGCGCATATCATTGTCCGGCAAAACAATAATCGGCACATCATTAAAAGCTCGGATACCACAGAACCACATTAATTTTAGGAGTTCCTTCCGATTCATCATCTTAATTTGAAGAAGCTCATCCGGTTCGAAATCCATCGTTTCAAACGACTCTCTATCTTTCTCGGTTGCTCTCCCCACCTCCACTATCCTGATGTACAATTTCAGATTCATCTTAATCCCTCCAAATAAATAAAAAATAAGATAGAAATCCTCATGATCCCTATCTTTCTACCACCTTACTTATAACATTTTTTCCCTCATACTCAGCGTTCTAATTTTGCAATTATGATAGTATGAAATTATCAATTTAGGACTATAGTCATGCTATACTTTGAACAGGACAACTTATTTAAAAGGGCGGTGTAGATTATGGTGTATTCCTTAGTCGGCCCGAACGTGTATATGGATGTGAAAGGACAATTATTCAAGAAGGCAAGTGATGAGTTTGTTCTAATCAAAGATAAGTACACAGAGGCTGAGGACAGATATGTTGAAAAGCACGCCAACCGAAGGAGGAATCATGATGAAAAGACGGATGATTAAAACGGCATCGGGGATTACCATGGCTGACAGTTCACCCGCTGCCATCGAAGAGGCTTTAGTGAACCAGTTGCAGGAAGCATTAGGAGAATGGAAAAACGTAGTTAATATTAAGCCATTCATGCAAGTGGATGAAGAAGATGCAGACCTTTCCGGAAATGTAAAAAATGCTTTTGGAGCCGTTCAGCTTTCCGTACATGGTGTGAATTTATATATTCCGTTTATTGTTGTGGACAAAATGCTTCTCCCGTTTGATACCATCCGAATGGGCGGAGAAGAAGTCGCTTATGATTACAGCAAGTTAAGACGTCTCGTGAATGCCATCGAAACAAAGGTTAAAACGTCATCAGAAGGTGACAATGATCCGTTCCAGACCATGGAGGTGGCACGGTTTGAAGATGTTCAACCGAACAATGGTTTCTTGGGAACCATTATGGGCATTCGTGATACAGCTCGCATGAGAAACGGTTTAGGGATGGATTCACCTTGGGATGGACCGGGATTTGGCAATATGGACGAGGAACGCATTATGCGTCAAGCGTCCGCTGTCGATGTTTTAAACGAATTTCACGAGGTTATGGAAAAGATTGCGAACGTAAAAGTTTTCTCTAAACTGCAAATGGAAGAATACGAACAGCATCTGTTAAAACAGGCAGAAGAGGAACAGGAAGAGGAATTATCCAAAGTGGCCGAAGCAGAAGATACCCTTGAAGCAGCCAGTGTAAGACGAGATATGCTTCAACTGGATGCAGAGAAACTAGTGAGTGTTCACCGTGTGGCTAGTGGAAACAACATCTCTTTCCCGATATTCGAAGCAGGTCGTTTTGAATACCATTCAGGTCGTGTGTATCGAAACTTTGAAAGCTGGTTTAAGAATTCCACTACCTATGCTTCATCCAATAAGCTAGGGGCTTTAGTGATTGATTCTAAATCTGGTTACCGTTTCTTAAAGAGCGGCGAACCTTTTATGGCGAGCACCAGAGAACCCGGCAACTTCGAATTAGAAACGGAAGTAGCAAAGTCGTTAACGCATGGACATATGTATACAATCGAAAAAGACCATGCTAACTTGTTCAATCCATTCATTGTAAAAGGTTCTTATTTGCAGGATAAATTGAATAACGGTATTGTCGTGAGTGTTCGTGAAATCGCTGACCCTACAAAAAGTCATATTCCTTCCAGAACAGCCAATAGCCTATTCTCTGATTCATTCGAGTGCTATGAATCCATGCCTGGTAACTGGAAAGGTGCTTCTGCTGATTTTGCGACAGGAAACAAACCGTTCTTTATCATCGTATCGAAAGACCGTAACATCAAAGCGCCAAAGTTCATGAATCAGCAAGAACTAAGAGAATATATCATGCAGTATGCGGCTGATCCGCACGATGCCCTATTAGCAAAACAAGTCATTCATATTACAAATGACAACTGTGTCCTTGTGCCTGATTCCCTTCCGTTCTTTAAACTTGAAAAGAATATTACGTATTTCTACACAAGACCAGATGGGCTATTTAAACAAGGTCCAATGTCTAAGACAGCTGCATATGGAGGTTTGAACCAAGCAACCTTGTATGTACAGAATGCCCGCAATCCGAAGACGTATGGGGTGAAATGGCAATTCGCTATTCCGACCAAAGTCGAGAATGATATCGAAGCAACCCAACTACAGAAACGCAATAAAGAAGGAATGAGTGAGGATCAAGCGAAGTCCATGTTGAACAAACTAGGATTCGATTACCGTACTCAGCAAAAATTCTTTGAAATCACGAAACGTAACGGACGTTCTGCCACCTTTAATCTGCCGAACCCTACTTTAGCAGCAACGGTGTCAGCTCCTGATGTAGCGACTGAAAAAGTAAAAAAGAAAATGAAAGGTATTGCGGACTCTCTATTAAACTCACAAAACTTTATGCCTTTGATGGAAAATGCTGTAGCGGATGGACTTTCTGCTTTCGTTTCGAATGCATTCCCAGGTTCCGTTAATGCCGTCCATAACGTAGGTAACTTCTTCGATATGTCTAAACAATCGATGGAAACCGCTTTGGAAATGGAAAAAGTGGCTACACGCTTTAATGGTGCCGAGTGGCATGAATTATCCGCTTTGTTGAACATGAAACATCGTTTAGATAAATTGGCTGCCGAAATGGAAGATGGAAGCTATTTGCAAAATGGTCGTGAAGTGTTTGAAAAAGTGGCTGAAATGAAACCGGTGATCGAGAAGAAAGCAAGTGACCTTATTCAATTTAACCGCGACCAGTTAATTCGCACCGACAGTTATTTCGTGGAACCAACGCTTGTGAAGCAAGCACTGGAGCAATTGGATGGACTTTATGTCTATGCTTGCTCCGAAAAAAAAAAGAGTCCTTTAGAAAAGTCGCTGGACTTTTTGGCGAGGGTGCGGAGTTAAAACGGGTAAGCGAAGCGATCCAACGATTGAAAGGTGACATTCAAGGTCTAAATTCGGACTACCGAAATGTTCACTCAAATTTAAGAGCGTCCATGCCTAAAGGATTCTCCTCTGACAAAGTTCAATCTGCTTTCAATGAAACGGAGCAGGCAGAGCAAAACCTGAATGAAAAAGTGGATGAGTTAAAATCCCTTTTTGGAGAACATGGTGAACTGAAACAAAAAGAAGCCAACAAGAACTATGGGATTGCTGCAGGATTCGGAATCCCTGGCTTAGTTGGATTAGGTTATGTGAATGAGCAGGCAAAAAACAACTAAACCGTACAAAGGAGAGGTCAAATAACCCTCTCCTTTTTTCAAATAAGTTTTTATGCCCCACACAAGAATAGGAGGATGGTGCATATGGAACAATTCTATTTTCTTAAAGAAGCATTTGCTCAACAAAAAGGGAGATTATCCGAGGAAGAGGAATTACATCTATTGAAACAATATCAGGCGGGAGATTCACAATCAGGGGATAAATTAACGTTATCACTCCGTCCCCTAATTGAAAAAGCCATAGTGGATGTAAGCCCTGGTGGGAACGATGTCTCCTCTTCCAATCTACGGATGAGGGCTCATGTAGAGTTACCTAAGATTCTACAAAACTATGATCAAAACCGAGATATCAAACTAAAGACGTTTGTAACGTCTCAGCTAAAAGGTTATCTTCGCAATGCGGTAGCAGAAAATGTGAGTGGCGCTTACGTTCCTCGGAATCAGCATACCGATTTAGAGCGGTACCGCCAAGCGGTAAGGGATGCGCAAATGGAATTCGGACACAATCCATCCGAAGACCAGATTCGTTCGTTTTACCCAGAAGATGAAGCCAGCACCAGTTTCGATAAAATCAAACAATACCATTTAAACAACTATCTGGGTGACGCTACTTTCGGTCAAGGCGAAGAAAGTGAAGGATTAACGTTCAAAGATCAGTTTGCGAATGATGAGGATACTATTGATCACGATGACCTCTTTTCTTCCCTATATGATGACGAAGAAAATGATATAATTGCTAAAAATTTCACAGCTCAAGAACAACAAGTCATCGACAAAGTTAATAAAGAAGGTCAGTCCTTTGTCAATGCTGCCTTATCACTCGGAATCAGCACAGCCGAAGTCCGAAAAACGATGAGGCGCTGGCACGAAATCACTAAAAATAAATAGTAAAGGGTGTTGTTTGATGAAATTTCAAGGTGTAACAGCGCAAAACATTGGTCAAGCTCATGCTTTAAAAATGCTTACTAGTTCAAAGGATTATGCGTTTTTAACTGGACCGGCTGGAACGGGAAAGACGTTATTAACTGGCGCAGTTGGACTCGAACAAGTCATTAAACATCCTAAAGATGGATTCAAAAGTGTCATCTACACTCGTCTGCAAGTGCAAACGGGGGCAGACGTTGGATTCCTGCCAGGTGATTTGATGGAAGGAAAGACCGAACCTTTCTTGGAAGGATTTAAGGATAATTTCAAGGAAATGGATTACGACTTACCTTTCGACCATCTAATTAACAAGAAGCTGCAATTCGTGCCAATTCAAACCATGCGAGGAAGGACATTCCCTAATTCGTTCATTATCGTGGATGAAGCTCAAAACCTTGATGAAGATACTATTACAACCATTGCTACTCGATTGGGTATGGGGTCAAAAATGGTCTTCATGGGGAACTTCTCACAAATCGATGACAAAAAAGGATTCTTGAAAAAGCCTGAGAACAATGGGTTTTATCAATTGCTTAGTCGTTTTTACGAAACCACTGGCGGACACCAATTCTTTGAACATGTCCACCTTACAGAGATTCAGCGTTCTGGCGGTGCCGCTTTCGTAGAAAAGATGATGCGCAATCATAAATTAGATCCTCGTTTTGTTGATCTTGAGGAATGTGGAATCGTTCAGGAAGAAGTTCTTTCTGCTTAATAGGAAAGTGACCTCATAGGTCACTTTTTTATTTATAATAGGACTATCGAACTAAAAAGAAAGAAGGTGGCAATCTTGTCGCTTTTCGGTAATGACAATTTGGATTCCAAACAAAGAAGAAATGTCCATCTTGCACAGTTAGGCGGTGGTTTAGCGGGCGCAGGAGCAGGATTCTTAACTTCTAAGGTGATGGATGCCTCACACGAAAAGTCGCTATTTCAGGCAGGAATGGACGCAACGAGAGATAATGAAAAAGCTGAGTTGCAATGGAAAAGGCTAATGGATTTATATTTAGGGAAAATCACCATCCAAGACATTCCGATTCCTGAACGTGATCGTTATTCAAAATGGCTAGAAGAAAATAAAGAAACATTAGAGACTTTTCGCAACAATCCAGAGGAGTTTGAAAAATCCCTCAACGAAGTAAAAGGCGGTCGTCTGCAACCGTTATTTGGCCAAAAACCTTCCATCAAAGAACTTCTTTTTAGAAAGCGTCCGACCCAAGTGGATTTAAGAGGAGGAAATGTGGTTCCTTTATTTTCAGGCGAGAAAGAAGCTTTAATGGAAATTCCACACGAAATCCACAACCCGAAGGCCTATGGATTAGCTGGAATGTTAGCCGCTGGCGGTTTAATAGGTGCAGGGTATCTAGCGGAAAGGAAATACGAAAAAGAGAATAAGGGCAAATATAACGAACAAGACTTAGATCAGCTTCAAAAAATGCTACAGGCATTGAAAGCACGAGGTTAAAGCCTTGATTCGTGAATTATGATACATTATTTATAGGTCATTTTTCCTATGTAAATAAAGTGAGGTGGAACTGTGTGGATGATTTATTAAACCGTTTGGAAAAGTCGGCGGGTCTCGGTGGCGGATTGTTTAAAGGATTCGGAAACTACCTTAAAAACGTTTCAAACTATAACGTTCGTAAATTAGAAAAAGCGAATGCCCTTCCGAAAGAAATTACGAACGCTAAAGTAGACCGTAATATCGCCCGCGCCGGAACGGCAGGTGTTGGTATGCTAGGTGGTGCTGCATATGGAGGTTATAAAGCCTTTGAAGGTACCCAACAGCAACCTATGGATACGACTTTGTATGAGCAAAATCAATTTACTCAAAATAACCTGCAACCGAAAATCGCTTCTGAAATGATGGATCGGTTGGAAAAGTCAGCTGGTAGTGAAGATATACCGCAATTAAATCATCATTCCCTTCTTAGTGCTGAAGGCGCAATGGCAACAGCCCCTATGGGAGCAATATTGGGTGGTTTAAAAAATGCTTCTAAGTTCGGGGAACGTGGTGCATTAAAAGGCGGACTCGGTGTTTTGCGCGGCGCGGCTGTAGGAGGTGTTCTAGGTGCTATACCAGGCATGGAAGTAGGTGGAGCGATCGGTTCTCTTTTAGATGCCAACGAATTAACGAAATCACGCCGTTTGCAAGAACGACAAGCTATTAAGGATGCTATTAAAGAGGAGTTGAGAGAACAAATGGGGAAAACAGCAGAAACAGACCTGTTGGAGCGTTTAGAGAAAACTGCTGGTATTTTCGGCGATATTGTAAAAGCCACAGGTATTGGAGCTGGACGTGCAGAAAAGAAATTCAATGAATTCGCTTCCCCTCAAGGGTTTTTACAGCACGAACCAACGATGGGTGCCCAGGATTGGCAACTACAAGCAAATAACCTAAAAAACCAAAGTGAACGAGCGGGGTTAGAACGTGATGTTGCACGTAAGAATCTTGTTGGCCCTGGTCTTGTAACAGGCGGTATAGCTGCACTTGCTGGGTCGATTGGTTTATCCGTTCATGAGATGCAACAACTTCATCAAGAAGCTTTGGCTGAATTGCAGGCAGAACAAGCACAAGGAGTACAAGCACAAGGGGTACAAGGAGATGATTATATGAAAGAGGCAAATGAATTACTAGAGCGATTAGAAAAAACAGCTTCTCTAAAGGAAGTTCAGGCAACAGACGAAGATTTATTTGCTCGTTTAGAAAAAACAGCAAATCCTTTTGAAGAGAAAGAAAAAAAGGACGAAGGTGAAGAAGAACAAAAGGCTCCGCAACAATCTAAAGAGGATTCTGAGCCGAAACAGTCACAAGCTCCAAAGCAAGAACAACCAGCACAACAAGCACAACCAGAACCACAAGCACAGACGGCACAACCGGAGCCAACACCAGAGCCAACACCAGCACCTCAACAACAACAGGTGCCATTAGCAGCTCAACAACCACTTCCAGAACAAGCGCCAGATCCGCGTTTATTAATACTTCAGCAGATTTTAGCTGACCAACAACAAGGAGCGGCTCCAACGCCTGTTGAACCTCCAGTTCAGGAAGTCCCGCAAGAAGTAGCTGCTCCGGCTCCACAAGATCCTCATTTGGAGTTGCAACAATTGCTTGCTCAACAACAAGCGGCAGACCCGACTCCAGTGGCAGCTTCATCAATGGCAGGGTATGGAGCACTCGAAACTGGTGATGCTTCTCAAGAAAGCCCTCGTCAAGGTGCAGGCTCTGTATCTAATGCCCCTGCTGGTGTAGATAAGACTGCTTCTTTATTTGAGAGTTTAGAAAAAACAGCAGCAGGCATTCCAGGACTTGGTTCTGTAGTCAATGCAGTTAAACCTAAAGCTACAAATCTAGCTATTAAAGGTGCACAAAAAGCCGGAGATTTCACTAAACAAATCGGTGGCGGAGATTTCAAAGCTGGCTTAAAGAGAATTGGAACAGGTTCTGCTCTTGTTGGAGGTGGAGCTATTGCGGGTGCAAGTGCTCAAGCGTCTCATGACAGCAACATGAGTAAAGCGGCGGCTGAGGAAACACCAGCCGAACAAAAATCCATCGCGGATAAATCTGAAAAAGAATGGATCGACTTCATGCACAAAGTGGAAAAAGAAGATGGTGTGAAGGCAGAAGAAAAGCCTGAGAATCAATCAAAAACCGCTTCAGAAGACGATGATATGTTAAACGGATTATTTAAAGAAGCCGCAGCCGCTATCATGGATATGCACTTTCCGGAAGTAAGACAGCATGTTGATCCAATCAACCGTATTACTTTCAACTAATAAAACTCCCCAGTATTAGTTATTTTCTTTGACACCCCCTTTGTAGGGGGTGTTTTCGTTTAGGACTTTAGTTCTACTATAACCCCTCTTTTTAAAGTACAATAGTACTACATAATCCGCTGAAAGGAGGGGTTGAAATGGTGATTATACAGTATAACAAAGTCACTCCCGAATATCGTGATTTAGTTAGGTCTATTGAATCGAAAAGCTATGTTGGGTACATACGATACCTATTGCTGAAACGATGGCCGTATGAACGGGTCAGAAAAGAACTAATGCGGATGGGCTTAGCCTGGAATGAGCAAGAAGACTGTGAAGTGTATTTTCGGGAAGTCATTTACCCTCTCATTCAAAAATTCAAATTAGAAAAATACTATAAAAAATACCGGTTCGGCATGAAAGACGAAACGTTGTCCATTAGTTCCTTTGGCGGTTCAGAAACAGATCGAATTGCTTTTGTGGATTTAGTGAAAACATTAGAAATTGAGCAGTTCTTTGCTGAGGAAATCGTGAATTTCTATGGAGGGATGTTAAACATCCCCTTGCACCCTCAAACAGGAGAACCGATTATCGCACGAGAAAGACCAGTAGACCTTATCGAACTTCTGCAAAACGAGAGACGATATGCCATTGAACATATGTTGGTCGAAGGGTATTCTCCGAAGCAAATTAGTGAGCACTTGTTTCAACGATACGATATGGAGGTTACTCCTCACGAAATTAAAACATATGCCAAGTCATTTTTTAACGTTAAGCGCCATGATATTCAACGTCTGCTGGATTCTTTAACAGATGAAAAAGATGCGTTGGAGGAAAAACTATTTGAGGTGAAAAGACGTCCTCCTGATGATTTCAGCTATGGCGAAAGATTTGAGATTGTTTCTGCGATTAGCAACAAAATCAAGGAACTAAATTCCATGTTGAAAAAATTAAGCGGCGTCCACCTTGGAGCCACTTTTAACTCGGCAGTATTGGAAGTAACCGACATGAGGGAAATGTTTAAAGACGTGATGGTTCGAACACATCGTAGATTCCGAGAATTAGATGAACGGACAGAGGATGAAATGGTCCATCCCTTAAACTCCCTCGTTAATATGATGGCAAAAGCAACCGATAAGATTATCGGTATTGATGATGTCTTGAATCAAAAAGCAACTAAAACAATCAATGAAGAAATGCTCGAAGTTATTATGCCGTCTCTTGATCGTATTGAGAAAGAAGAAAAAGAAGCGATGTTCCTTTACAAGCAAACTCTCAAAGAATCTAACGATGATGAAGATGATGACAATGGCATCATCGGCTTAGATTAGGAGGTTGCAAGATGGCTTCTTTAAAAGAAGTAGAAGGTCAGCTGACCCCGATGAGGTTCGCAGAATCAATGTATATGTTGGAAGGTTCCCCGTTACGATTTGGACCAGGGCGGAATTATCTGAAAGCCATACATAATGCGGACATCGAAGAATTGCTGATGATGACAGGTCGTCAGGTAGAGAAATCCACCTCGATCTCTGTAAAAATAGCCAACAACATTCTATTAAGAAGTTTCAGCCGGAATCTTTACGTCGCACCCCTAAACGAACAGGTGAAAGTATTCTCTCGTGGTCGTCTGGATAAATTGTTCCGATACTCACAAAAGGATTTAATTCGGAAACGGTACCAGAGTAATGACTTGGTAAATCAGGTATTCCATAAAGAATTTATGAATGGTAGTGAAATTTACCTTCGGAACTGTTTTGAAGAAGCCGACAATATTCGTGGACTATCTGTCAGTGACATCTTTATCGATGAAATTCAGGACATCCTAGTCGATGCCCTACCCGTAATCTTAGAAACTCAAACACGCGCAAAAAAGAAGCGTAGAATCTATACGGGAACTCCCAAGTCGTTTAGTAACACGATACAACAACAGTGGGAGAAAAGTAGTCAAGCAGATTGGGTGATTCGTTGCTCCCACTGTGGGAAGCACCAAGTTATGGGGGTCGATTCGGTTACTGCTGCTTCATATGTATGCCGAAATCCTCGATGCCGTAAACCGATTGATGATATCGTTCGGGCCATGGGTCGCTGGGAACACCGTTTTCCAGACCGCCGGATGAAGGGTTTCCGTGTCACGCAAATGATGGTTCCTGACATTAAGTCTGCGGATCTCCTGCAGAAGATTGAAACCTACCCTATCCTCCGTTTGAAAAATGAGGTTTTAGGAGAATCCTATGAAAATGCGGATAAACCATTCACCCGTCAATTTATGATGGATATTACTGATCACGAATTCTCGATGATGAACGGAATCGTCAATACCCCATTCGCCAACACCCCAACATTCTTGGGTATTGACTGGGGCGAAGGCGAAAAGAATGGGCAAGCTGGAACAGGTTACACTGTTATGACAGTCGGAGCCTATAATTCCGAAGGAAAGTTCCAAATCCTTTATGCCAAGCGATTTGAACGTGGCGATGAGTTAGATCCTGATTATCAGATTCGTAGTCTTCTTAATCTAGTAAAAGTCTTTAACTGTCGTTTTGTCGTCGCTGACTATGGAGCAGGGGTTAAAGAGAACAAGAGAATTCAAAAACAGTTGGGAAAAATATTTGCTCAAATTCAATACGTCGGACAGCAAAAAAAGAAACTTAACTATGATGCGGGTGAGTTTAAGTTTCTAATCGAGCGTTCCGACTGGATGACCGACTTTATTGATTTCGCCCACGATGGAAACCTTCGTTTCTTTGGGAAAAATCATGAAGGGGCATTGGATTGGATTTACGATAATTTTTGTGCCATTTATTCCGAATACCGTCCTGCTTCCAATGGGCTGTCTGAGAAACTATTTTACGGTCACGATGTCTCCCAGCCAGACGATGCATTTCACAGTGTTTTTTATGCGTGGTTTGCTTCCACGATGTATAAGAATGGAAACTCTAACCCGCAAAGGAATACAGGTCAAAAGAAATATTTTGCCTCTGTCAAAGCGGGATACTAGTAAAATCATTATATAGAAAACTAAAAGGAGGAATAGACCATGATCCCTGTTAGAAATAAGAATACCGACATTAGTTCTGATGTGGCAGCGGGTAAGAAACTTCAGGATAAAATCAAGAAGTTAGCTGAAACGGCGGCAAATCAAAGCATCAATGACGGCAAAGATTTGGATGTCGTGCTTGCCGAGATAAGCAAACGGGAAAAGTTTAACCGGTTGCAGATTCAGAGGTTGGTAGAAGAATCAAATACGGTGGCTTACAATAAAAGGTATGACAAATTACGAAATCAAAAGGACAGGCGAATCGATTTCCCTCTCGCCTCTTTATCAGGAGTGATTAATGAAATGGGTAATGATGCACCAGCAGAAATCAAAAATCCAAATTTAAAAGATGGCGGTCAAGGGACTGGAGAACTCTCTAAAGCGGCATCCGTAGAGGAATTCACATATATCCATACTCCCAATGCACGTTTAAAGGAAAGAGAAGAACGATACCTTTCCAAAGTAGCTTCCGTCCAACAGCGCCAAGACGAACGGGAAAAATCAAGACAAGAAAAAGATCACCAAAGTTCTCTCTTTAAAATTGCCAATTCTATTGTGATGTCCGAGCGCCAATATAAAAATGGGAATGAAGTGTTCAATACTCTTCTTTCTGATGTTTCATTGGCACAGGATGACATTGATGGCATTAAGAAGAAAGCCTCTGAAATCGGTGATGCATTGGTTAAAACGAAACGAACCCATTCTGGCTTTGTGGTAACCTTAAAGGAGAATCCGATTGAGAAAGTCGCTAGTCATGTTCTTGGAGAATACAGCCTTTTAAAGGTTGCCGAGAGCAATGATAAGGTCAAAGTAGTAAAAGTCCAACCTACGGCAGATGTATCGGATTTTAATCAATTAGTCACTTTAGCCAGGAAGCTACAACAACAAGCAAGCACTGGGAATGAGGTGAATTAATGTGTCGAACTACTTTGAAGAATTAGAGAAGATTGCCAATGACCTTACATTGGTGGATGATCTTGCTGCAGAGCCAATGGTTCCCGATTATGCACCTCAGATTCCTCCAGAGGAAGTGGAAGCGATTCAAGCCAATCAACCTGATATGGTCGATACCGAAGCTGGAATGGAAGGGCAAGAACCCGTTTCCCAGGAAGATATAGAAGCTTATGATCAGGCAATCGAGCAAGCTCAAATGCAATTGGAATCTGCTAAAGAAACGTTGGCGAGTGCCATGGAAGAATACAATGCATTCGAAAAAACCGCTCAAGAACTAAATGATGCTCTTCCGACCATGGGAGCATTGGCTAAGTTAATTGAATACTCCACAAGCGAAACCATCGACGATGACCTTCGGAAACAGGCAAGCGACCGTTTAGTAATGGCGCTTGAAAGTGAAGAAAGTTTTGTAGAAGTCATGGATAAAACAGCAAACGAGCTATTTGAAGACCAAGAAGATAAGGATGCCCTATACTCTCCTGAAGGAAGGGAATATGTCATTGAGCGTCTTGCTTTGTTCGCTGAGGATGAGGAGTTAGAAAAGACAGCGGCTGATTTAGGTGGATTCGTGAATGACGCTCGTAAATGGGCCGCAGAATCCCTTGATGCAGCAAGGAAATTCCACAAATTACGTGCTGATGTTAAACAAACACAAGCTGAGGTTGACCGTTTAGAATCAATCATGAAAGAAAAAGTAAATGCATTGAAAGATGCGCAAAGCTTAAATGATGATGACTTGGTGGCTAAATTAGAACCAGAGGCCTTTGGAGCAAGGGATGACCACACTCGAATGAAAGGTCAGCTTTTAGATGAGCAGATACAACGAGACCGAGGAAGGAACTTATTGATCGGCGGGGCGACAGGACTGGTTGGTGGTTCTTTATTTGCAGGTAAAAAAATAGCCGATGCCTTCAATAATCATGGTGAAAACCAAGGTGAAAATGAATTGGCAGAGAAAACGGCTAGTGATACAATAAAACAAGATTATGTATTTAAAGAAGGAGGCAATATTAACATGGCAGAATCAATCGTAAAAGATTTTCTTAAAATCGCGGGAGCGGCTGTTTTATTAGATGTGGCAAACGATGAGGGTGCTGAAGAGGCAATCCGCAAAGAAGCAGCTGAAGCTTTTAACGGTATCGCTCGCATGGGGCGTAAGGATATGGAGGAAGCTCTTGTAAAAGTTGCTACTCAAATGTATTCTGAAGACCAATTACACGAAATCGTTTCAGGCAAACATAATGAAGAGTTATTCGGTAAGGTTGCATTCTTCACTAGCCTTAACGACCTTTCTGTGGACGAGCTTGAAAAAGTTGCGGCTGCTGAGTCTGTTGCAGCTAAAGGTGTTGGCGGCGCTCTTACTGACGCTAAATCAAACATCGAAGCAAAAGTAGAAGGCGACAAAAAGAAAACCGAAACAGTGGCTAACGGCGAAATCGGCACTAAAAAGGCTGACGATATGCGCGGTTACAATGTAATCAATAGCCCTGGTGAATACAAGGTTGAAAAAACTGCGGCTACACAAACTATGCTTGAAGAAGCTGAGCTTCGCAAAGAAGCAGCATACAAAGCATTTGTAGAAGCTGATACTTTCATTAAAAACAATTCTAAGTAAGATAGCAATAGCTTGAACTAAAAATGAGAAAAGCGTCCTATGTGGCGCTTTTCTTTTTTGTATTATATAGGACTTAAAATCTAGTACAATAGAACTATCGAATAAAACGAACTTATGGAGATAGTAGGTGAAACCTTTTGGCAAAGAAAAAAGAGATGTATGAAGATCATTTAGGAAATCTTTCTTGGAAAGATTCTTGGCTTCAAAACACTGTCCAATTGGCAGCCTTGGGTGGAATCGTGGCGGGAGCGAGCAGTTTAGCCATTAAGGGTGACTTAGGAGATGCGTTCAGAACCGGTAAGTCTGCCTTTAAACCTGTAGGTAAGGTGTTTGATAAGTACGTGAAAGACAGAGCTGGCATGCCAGTTAAATTCGGGTACCAGGTGTTCAAAAATATGTATAACAACATGAGGAAATTGACACCTGAAGAAAGAGATGTCTTCGAACGAGGTTTCTATGGCCGAGTAGACAACGCGGTAGACAAAGTAGATACCGATCCCGAAATTCAAAATCGTATTTGGAAAGAAGTGGAACGGAGATTTCCGACAGAACGAGAAAGACAGAAAGTAAGAGACCGACGTAACGGAACCAATAATTTTTCCCAAACAAGTGACAATGAAGCGATTGACCAGATTTATGAACAAGTACGCTCTGAAGAACGGGATAAGTTGATTTACGGCAACAGCAATGGAGGACAACGAAATAACCGAAACAACCGGAATAACAATACTTTCAATAACCATAACAACAATCGACCGTTGTTCGACAAGAGAGATTTAGCCCAAAAGTTCATTGCAAGTGGCGTGATGGGATTAGGTACGGGAGCTGGTCTTACAGCCTTCCATTACATTGACCGATTATCGAAAGACCCGAGCTCCCAACAAAGATTGGAGAACACATTTCAACATGCTGGTTCGTTCTTAAATCCTCAGAAAAAGGATGATGATAAAAAGATGGATAAACAAGCGAGTGTACTAGGATTTTACAACGCTGTAAAGGATGCACCTAAAAAACTACCTGAAGCTCTTTTTGCCGGCGCAGGATACACAGGTCTTACATTAGGTACTGCCAAGTTACTACATGGCCATGACCCGCGTAAGACAGAACCACAAGCAAATGAGGAACCGGCGTCCGCAGGACCACGAGTCATCATTGAACTAGGAAACCCCACTGAAGAACAACAGCATGCTGGCATGCCACTCGGTTTAAGTGGTCTTCCTAAATTGGCAGGTTTCAGAAACTTTTTAAATGACTTTAACGGGCATGAAGCGGAAATTGGTAGATTGCAAAACATTCACCATGCAGATGTAGCGGCAGAAGCACTAAAGAATGAAAACGTCGAAGACCTTCTTCATCAGCAGTATGGGCATTTGGTCAACGATAAAACTCAAGCGAATTTCACCAATCGCCTTTTCGAAAGCAGAGCAGCGCAGTCTAAACAGGAAGCGGATGAAAGAATCAGACAACTTCAAGAACAAGAAGCAAGAGCAAAACTAACTGTTTACGGTGGCGGCATTGGCGCTGCTGGTTTAGCTGGAATGGGTTATGCCCACCACAAAAAGGAGCAACCAAATGTATAACTTGCCCGTTGATCAGCACCCCACCGAAAGATGGGCAACTATTGTGGAAGGGGCCAGAACCCAACGCGTTATTGCCCTCCGATACCGGGATAAATCGTTCGAGGTGTCCGAAAGATTGGTTGAACCCTACGAGATCAAACAAGGAAAACTGTTTGCCCACTGTTTAACGAAAAACGGAATGAGAGCATTTATCCTCGACAACATTTTAGCGGCAGCAGGTACAAACACCGAGTTTGTTCCTCGCTTCCCTGTTGTCGTGGAATCCTTCCAGTCCTTGAAAGCAAAACAATAAGCACCTCCCATAGGTGCTTTCTTCCATATAAAAGAGGTGAACCTTTTTAATGATTAAAATTTCGTCTTTTCTCGTCAATGACAGAGCAACAAGAGTATATGCCGATTATGTTGAAAAAGTCGCATTTCCAATAGGTGCTGACGCTGGTTTGATTATGGGTTCGATTGCTGCTGGACTAACAATGAATCACTTCTCCAGAAAAGCAAAAGAGCAACAGCAACAACAAAACGCACAGCCATCTCCTAGCATTGAAAATGGTGCGTACACCCAAATTGAAAATATGTTACGTGATCTTAAAATTGTTTTCACACCGATTAGCGTCATTTATTCGGTGAATGGGCAAGTATTTGAAATCATCAGTACCGAAGAAATGAATGCTTATATGAGGCAAGCGTTCATCCAAAAAGATGCTAATTATTTTCGTGACCTTCTCTTAAACAAAATTAATATGGAAACACAATTAGCCGAGCAAGCCTTTGCCCAGCGCCTTTTGACCGCAAACGGAGTGGGTGAACAGCAAAAGCAGGCAAACTTCCTGGAAAAACAAGAATACCTTTTGAAACTTTCGGAAGAAGAAAGCGATGTTTTGGTGAAAAAAGCATCGCAAGGATTGGATGGAGTAAAAATCACCATCGACCCAACTTTTGATTCTCTCCGTCCCTTCGATCATTCCATCACTTTTTGCAACCCGAGGGAATTGGAAAAAGTGGCAGGCATTTTTGAATTATTCCAAGGCGATCAAGTTCAAGATGTCGGAGTTCATCAATTAAACAGTCAAGTGAACGTCGGATTCCTTCCTGACAGAGTGGTGTTCTTGTGGAATGGACAACTGATTGACCAGCTTACCCTCCTTCACATGAATGAAGAAGGTTTTGAAGCATTCCGGAACCGAGATAAACCATTTTTTATCGACTTATTTAAGCAATATACCAAAGAAGTAACGGAGGGATTACAGGAATCTCCATCGGAACCAAATCATATTGAAGCGCCTGAAGAGGAAACCCATGAAGCTTCTGTATCCGACATTCTGGAACGGCTAGAAAAGACTGCTGAGGGCTTTGAGGACATCCTAGATGACTTTACTCCTGTTATTGAAAGAGATCATATAGAGCTATTTGAAGATCCTGATATCCATCCGATTGTGTACGACAAAGTATTGTCTCACAAGTACAGCAATTCATGGCACAGACACGAAATGGAATCAATTATGAAACAGATTGAGGAGGACTTCCACCTATCTAAAGGGATAGAGGAGAATCCACTTAATAAACTTTCCATCATTCATGCCATTTCGAATCCTGACCACGCCATGTACACATCACCATTTACATTTGAAAAGTACATGCGTGGTATGAATTCCAAATCCGTTTTATTTGAGGATTTTCAAGGCAATCTCTCTTTCGAGGAAATCATGTTTGGTTTGGAATTAGCCAAACTCTATAACGGAGAGGAAGTGTTTTTTGAGTTCCACTCCAATGTTGCTGCTTATGTAGCAGAAGAAATCATGAATGATGGAGTTCGATTTGTTTCTAACGTGCTATACGACGAAACGAATCCATCTGAAAATGATTTCTTCCGTACAGTCAATGACTTACTGATGAGGAAATGGAAAGAAGAAGATTCACTGGGATACAGGGATAACGAGGGCGTTCGCCATCGACATACATTAACGGAACAGATTGTTGAAATCGCCGATGACATCTTAAAACATTACAATTCTTTGTTGGATGTTGCGGATCCCTACAATTCTACCCGAAATATTTTGCGAAGTGAAAACTTACTGGATGTTGTTTCTTCACAAGACCAAACAAGTGTGAGAAACATGGTGGTTCAGAATGTTGTGGCTCATGTCACCACTTCCTTGTTTTTAGATTATAAACGTGAAGAATATGAACACTCCATCTCATTGTTACAGAAAGAAGGTGTGCTAAATGGATGAAAACATGAAAGCCGACATTTCCCGCATGGAAGAAAAGATGGCGAACTATCTTGATAAATTAACAGGTCATTCCGATGGAATGTTTAAAACGGCGGCTGCTACTGGGATGATGTATAACTCCAGCTACAAACAATATCGTTCCAGCTTTTTAACCCTCGGAGATATGCAAATTCCTGATGATTATCGGGAGATTTTTAGATGGTGCCGATACTTTTTTAAGTTTGATAGTTTGGTTGGGGCGGCAGTTCGTTCACTAGCCACCTTCCCGATAACAGATTGGGTGTTAGATGATACGGAGAATTCCGACGATGAGGATTCAGAGGATCAATCAGAGGATGAATCAGAAGAACCCTCTGAAACTTACAAATTTTACGAGAGTATCTTAAATGACATCAAGCTATACAGCCACATGATTGAGGTTGGCTACGATTACTTCTTGTACGGTAACTGTGTCATATTTGCCGAGCCGGGAGTCAAGAATATCAAACGTCGTGACCCTGACACCGGACAAGTATCCGAAAGAAAAGAAGTGGTTTGGAAATCGATTCAACGATTGGATGTTACCCGTCTTCGGATTGACCGAGACCCAAAAACAAATGAAAAACAATATTACTATGACATTCCTTTGGAATTAAAGCGTGTCATTCAAACGCAGAAACCGAAGGAAAAATACGATAGAATACCAGAAATTTTCAAAAAGGCGGTTAAAGCAAAAGGATTGGTCAAACTAAAATCCGACTACATCTATCATTTGCAGATGCCTTCTGAAAGCGGAGATTCAGGATTATGGGCCACACCACCGGTGTTACATGCCATGAAGCTTATCTTGTATTCGAACGTGTTGAGACAAGCGCAAGAAGCGATTGCCTATGAACATATCATCCCTAAGCGGATCTACTATTTCCAAGAAACGCAGGAGTATTCGCCAAACATGGACTTTGCTTCCATCGCTTCCGAGTTCGCCCTTGAATTAAAACGTCAGCTCGATGATCCAAACTACCAGGTCATTAGCCCGTTCCCAATCAATCAGCTCATGCATGGCGGACAGGGTAAGGCATTGATGCTCGTTCCTGAATTGGAACAGCTGCAAGAAACCATCTTAGCGGCGATGGGTACTCCACGTGAATTCGTTTTTGGAGGAGTTTCCTATTCTGGCAGTACAACGAGTCTACGAATCTTGGAAAACCAATTTATCACGTACCGTACCAATTTACTGGACTATATCAATGATTTCTTAATTAAGAGATTGGCAGAAATCCGAGGTGAATGGGAAACCATCGACGATGATAAAAAGCTCGTAAAAGTTCAGTTTGCCGAGCTCAAGATGCAAGATGATATCCAACAAAAGCAACTAATGTTGCAACTCAATGAAGCGGGTAAACTGCCGGATGAAGTGTTGTACGAAAAGGTATTGGGCCTCGATGCCAGCAAGACGATTAAGCAATTGCAGGCAGAACGCATCCGAAAACTAAAAGAGCAAGCAGAACTGCAAATTAACCAAATGGAAATTGAGCAGGAAATGCAAGATGAAGCGATGCAGAGGGGATTAATGACTCCACCTGTTCCTGTGAATGGTCCTGTTATTCCTGAACCTGCAGCAGGCGCATATGGTCAGGCAACCGAGGGAGACCCGATGATGGCTGAGGCTGGCGGTGATATGGCTGGCGATCCTACAGGAGGAGCTCAACCGACTTCGGACAGTAGTCAATCTTCTTCTGGTTCAAGTAGCGGAAGTAACTCATCATCAAAATCGGACAAGTCATCATCCGATAAAAAATCCGGTGAATCGGGTGGTAAGTCGGGACGTGAGGAACGCGATGCCTTAAAGATGGCTCAGCAAATGGAACTAATGACTGAAGCACAAAAGGCGAATCTTATCCGCAAACTTCCTCAGAAGGAAGCGCAACGGATTCTCCTATACTACAACCAGTTAAAGGCAGAACACGGTTCATCCGATTCTGGAGAAACCGACATGAGACCATACCCTGAACAGCGCCCACCACGTAGAACGGTCGGTGGTGTGTAATGCTTCGTGCCTATGATCTTTCTTCCATGACGGAAAAAGCAAATGAATTATTAAATGATCCATCCTTACGGTTAATTAGCTTAAATATTTCCTGTTCTGCTGAAACGGCCTACACGGTTGCAAGCATGCGTCTTGCGCCGTGTCCTGCTAGGGAAACGAGATTCAACCGCTATTTGGAACGATTCATTTTGCTTGGAGGAAGTGGGAATCATGATTTAGATAGAAAATTAGCCGATAAAAATGTTCGATTGCTGAAACAGCATATTTTCCCGACCAGCGAAGGGACGATCGTGGTCATCGATTATCAGGTTAAAAAAGGAAGGACGGTTGACTAATGGAACAGTTCAATCATCAGCAAGCGGTTGAAAACCTACATGCTAAAGTAAAAGCTATTTTTGATCAATACTTCCCATACGAAAGAAATGATTATCGTTTTGAGGTGAAGAACATCCACTTCGAAGATCCTTCCATTTCGCATGCTAGCCAAGAACAGGCTTTCTTAAATGACTCCAGCATTGAATCCCTTGTTCGTGGTGACGTAGAAGTTTACCACAAAGGGCAGTTGGTGAAGACACACACTAATCAAATTCTAGTCCGTATCCCTTACCCAACGGAAAGAGGTACATACATTGCAGCAGGAAACGAACTGGCTGTTTTAAATCGTATGTCGAGAAGGAATGGAATCTACATTCACCCTGTTAGGGATATTCGGCATACGCAAATCCTTACAGCAGAAGTCCGTTCAAAAGGCTCTCGTTTCGAAATCAATTTTGATACAAACAGAGGTCAAATCAAGATTGAGAAATTAGGAGATTTCGGTAAAAGCAGTCCTGGTTCCATTGATTTAATCTCATTCCTTCATGTATTAGGTGTAACGGATGCGGAAATCAAGTCCGCTGTGAATGATAAGGAATTGTCAGATACCCTTCTTGCCAATTCAACCAATGCGACTACACAAAAAATCTACACCGCTATTTTTGCCAAGGAATATCCGGGAGCAGAAGAAGCAAAGCAACAAATTATTGATTTCGTCAATGGTCGCTTAGTCTTTGATCAAGACGCCCAAAAAGTGAATAATCAAACCATTGGTTCTCCTATCAGCGTATTTGATGCCAGCGCCTTTTTACAGACACTTTCCCAGCTTAGTAAGGAATACCGAAGTCCGGGAACAACGGTGGAGCCTGACGATTTCCGTTTTAAAGAAATTAAGGCACCAGAAGACACCGTTTCTGAATTTGTCCGCAGAGGGATTAAGGAGTGGGTAGACAAAAGGCTCCGTCCGATTACTTATTCCGATTACAATGACCGAAAAACCATCAATGCCAAACCAGACCAATTCATTTACAGACCTATTAAATCACTCTACAACAGTGATATTGCGGAACTAGTAGATAGCGCAAATCCTCTGGATGTGCATCAAAAACTCTATAAAGTAACACAGGTCGGCACTGGAAATATGAACAAGAAATCGGTAACGAACTATAACCGTAATATTCAGGACACAGCATTTGCGAAAGTCGATGCCCTTGAAACTCCACAAAGCTACAGTATGGGATTGGTGCAGCATTTCGCTTCGGGAGCCAAAATTAAGGATGGCCGTGTCTATTCGAAGTTTTATCGGGTGAACAATGGAAAAATCGATACAAGCAAAGTTATCGATGACATTGACCCTCTCGACGAGTATGAAGAGTTTATCGGATTTAACACACCCGCAGAATTAAATAAGGATGCAAGTGGCCATATTACTTCTTTCAAAAACGATCAGGTTCGAGTCCGTCATCACGGGACCTTCATGACCGTTCCGAAAAATCAAGTAACCCTAATTGATACCAGTTCTTCTGCACATATGAGCCATGCCTTGAGTTTAATTCCATTTGGTGCAAGCAATGATGGCGCGCGTATGCTGATGGGAGCATCGATGCAAAAGCAATCGTTAAATCTCGAGAATCCTGAAGCTCCACTTGTGCAAAGTATATCCGATCCTGTAACCGGAAAAACAGTTGAACAAGAAATGGCAGACCGAGCTTCTTATATCCTTCGTTCCCCTGTCAGCGGCACGGTTAAGCATATTGGAGAAAACTCCATTGATATCGATACGGGAGATGGTGTTCATAAGGTTGACAAGCTAAATTATTTTGTCACAGGCAAAGCAGGTGGATTTATTCATCACAAACCAACAGTGAAAGTCGGAGATACCGTTCAGAAGGATGATTTGCTTGCTGACGGCTGGCAAAGTAAGAACGGACAGTTGGCATTGGGTAGAAACATCACCGTCGCTTACATGCCGTTTAAGGGCTACAATTTTGAGGATGGAGTAGTAGTTTCAGAGAGTTTCGCTAAAAAAATGGCGTCGGAAGAAGTAAAACCTCTTGAGATTATCCTAGAATCACAGAATGGCAGAGTTTTATTCAATGACCCTAAAGCAACGTCCATCCTTAATGGGTTACACGTGTCTCCTGCCCTGTTATCTAAGTTGGATTCAAACGGAATCATCAAGAAGGGCGAGGAAGTTCATGCTGGCGATATCCTTGTCGCAGCGGTAAAGGAAATTGAAAAAGAAGATTTATCAGCTGGACAAAGAGATTTGAAGAATTTACTGCGTGGGAAGATCGTTCAAAGCGAAGCCGATAATTACAAAGATGTTTCCCGGAGAGCAGTCGGTTACCAGAAAGGAAAAGTCATCAATGTGCAAGTGACCAATACCGCAGAAGGACAAACTAAAGTAACGATTCTTCTTTTATCCTTCAAACCCATGGAATTGGGAGATAAACTATCTGGAAGACACGGAAACAAGGGTACGATTACTAAAATACTTCCTGACGATCAAATGCCTCATACAGAGGATGGAAAGCCAGTTGAATTGATTTTCTCCCCTCTTGCGGTGCCGTCGAGAAAAAATCCGGGGCAGCTTTATGAAGTGAATGCCGGACTGGTCGCACAGAAAAAAGGAATGGATGTTTACAAGGTTCATAACTTTGATGCCAATGAAGTGGATAAGCTGAAGAAACACCTTGAAGACATTGGCATGCCAGATGGAAAGCAAACATTGATTAATCCCGACACCGGAAAACCTTATGAAAATAAGATTACTGTGGGTCCCATGTTTATTTTAAAACTGAAACATAAAGTAGAAAGCAAGATTACGGCAAGAAATATAAACGGTTCTCAGGATCCTCTCAAATTATCGCCAAGAAAAACATCAGGTTCCATTGATGGGGATCGCCACAATCCGCAATCTGTGGGGGGAATGGAGTTCTGGAGCCTAACAAGCGCCGGCGCTGTTCATAACATTCACGATATGACCACTCTTAAATCCGATGGAGCTGGAGATAAAAAACGACGGAAAGAAATCTTTGATGCGATAAGACGTGGGATGCCGATTCCTGAACCTGTCACTCCTCAGAGTGTGAAGATATTAGGAGACAAACTATTATCCGCAGGGGTGCAAATGACTCCTCTTCGTGAAGATAAACAAGTTTCTCTCGATGATAAGTTTACGGAACTTATGCTCAATCCATTAAGAAAAGACGACCTTATGAATCTGGCAAAAGACAAGGTAACTTCTTCTAAGGGGATGATCGCAAGAACCAAAAATTTCGCTCCTGGCGGTATTTATGACCCTGAGATTTTTGGTGCAGACGGTTCACAATGGGCAAGGATTGATTTAGCGGAACCAATGCCAAATCCGTTATTCCTTGAAAACAATACGGGACCTCGCCCATATGAAGCGATGTTGTTTTCGAAAGGATATAAACAAACGGACATTAAAAATCTAGTGAATGGTGATATGTTCCTTGTAGAAGACCCGAAGGATTCAGGATTAAAACAAGGAGAATTGGTCAATTTAAAACAGTTAGACGACCTAATGGCAGAAGGAAAAAAACTAGTGACTGATACCGGAGGTAGAGCCCTTTCAAAGTTATTAGAAAAGGTTGATATAAAGGAAGAGTTAAAGAAAGCAGAAAGCCGTTTAAGTGAAGCAAAGACGCTTGCTCAACGCTCAAAGGCTGAACAACAAGTATTAGTATTAGGGAAAGCCTTAGATCAAAAATTGAAGCCGACAGACTTTATGATGACTTCTGTTCCTGTCCTCCCTGTTAAATATAGGGAACCTAAGCTCGACGGAAAAGTGTTTACCGAGGATGGAATCTCCAAACTCTATAACAACTTAATCAAAAAGAACGATGAATATGAAAAATTCAAAGAGGCACATAACGGAGATCTTTCCAATTCGGACCGTTCCGCATACGCAGGAGCGATGGGAGATTACTACGATGGTCTTAAGGATATTATCGGCACTAAGCTAAAACCTGTAGTAGACGATAAGACTGGTCAGCCATTGAAAGGTATCATGCACACCTTAAAGTCCAAACAAGGATTTCTCCGTTCCAACATGCAATCGAAAATGCAAGATTACTCAGGACGTTCCGTTATTATCGTTGATCCTACTCTGAAGCTGGATGAAGTGGCCCTGCCGGAAGACATGGCAAGCGAACTGTTCCTCCCTCATGTCATGGGTGAGCTACAACGATTACGCTACTCTCCGAAAGAAATCGAACATTTTGTTACGCATAAGACGAAAGAATTCCGAGATGCCTTGGAGAAAGTAACCAAGAATCATCCTGTCATTTTAAACCGTCAACCTTCTTTGCACCGCCATAGTTTACAAGCCTTCTACCCTAGAATTAACTGGAATGGGGATAAGGTAAAACATCGTGCAATCGGGCTAAATCCCGTTGTTACGACAGGGTACAACGCTGATTTTGATGGTGACACGATGTCTGTACATGTGCCAATCACACCTGCTGCCATCGAAGAAGCAAAGAACAAATTGCTTCCAAGTCAGAATCTACTCAACCCGACAAACAATGGCATCATCACTGACCTAAAACACGAAATGCAACTAGGAATCTTCTATATGACACGGGATATTCTACCTCAAGGAAAGCCGGAGGAGTTCTCCAATTTCCGAGAATTAGAGGATGCTTATAATAAAGGCCGCATTAAAACCTATGAATCGGTTCGGATGAATGTTCCTGGTATCGGTTTGGTCACAGCAACAGCAGGACAGCATCTATTTAACCTTTCTCTACCAATGGGATTCCAAGATTATGAGGGCAACAAAAACGTCAACAAAGGCAAGATGGAGAAGATTCTTTCTAAGATCATCAATGCTCCGAATGGCGGCGCTCAAAAAGCAGTTCAAGCGATCAATGCCTTACAGACGATTGGGTTCCAAACCGCCACATATTCAGGGATGAGCATTGGGGCAAAAGACTTTGAACCAGTGCTTCAGGAGAAACAAAACCATCTTTTAGAGGCGGCAGAAAAACAATTCGGTAAAGCAGAGAACCGATTAGCCGCAGGATTATTGGATGTACGACAGGTGTGGGATGAGGAGAAAGCAAAGCTCGCCAAGAATCATCTAGTCGATTACATTAAGACTTCCCTTGACTCTAACAATCCTGTGGAAATCATGCAGCGTTCAGGAGCTCGTGGTAATGCCGGACAGATCAATGCGATGGCGGGTATTATCGGGGTTGGTAAAGACGTCACAGGTCGGGAAACACGTGCGATTACCGGCTCTCACCTAGAAGGTTTAAGTCCTGACCAATTCTGGGATTTAGCTTACGACAGCCGTAAAGGGATTCTGGATAAATCCATCTCTACTCAAGACCCAGGTGCTTTAACACGAGAAATCTGGATGACGAATAAGCAAACTGTCATTTCGGAACGTGATTGTGGTGATACGCAAGGTATCTGGCTGGATATGACAAACAGTAGTGATAAACAAACCATTAAGGGGCGTGTGTTATTACATGATGTTCCCCTTTCAAAAGGCGGGGTTGTACGTGTCACTCGACGTCCTTTGACCGTTCATGAGGAAGAATTGATTATGTCTCATGCAAAAGGAAAAGTGAATGTTCGCAGTCCGTTAAGCTGTAAATCCACAAGTGGAGTCTGTCAGATGTGTTATGGAAGAAAGCCAGGAGGCGTGACGAATGATTTCATTCCAATTGGTGACCCTGTTGGAAGTATCGCAGCTCAGGCGCTGGGCGAACCATCCACTCAGGCCATCTTGAAGGCATTTCACGTCGGCGCGGCCAATGCCGCTGCTTCAAATGCGTTTGAACGGATTCAAGAAGCTCTCCGGATTCCACAGCATTTGAAAAACACTTCTAAAGAGGCAGTCATTGCAGAGGAAGATGGTGTGGTAACAGATGTTGAACATCATCCGATTACCGGAACCGTTGTAAAAATCGGAAGCAAGAAATACAAATTGCATCACAAAGTATTATCCGATTTCGTCAAAGCAGGTGCCCATATCAATAAGGGAGATTTGTTGACCAAGGAGTTTACAGATAGTGGCGATCGTTTGGTTATCCGAAATCCACATGATGTCTTAAAATTCCAAGGAGTAGATGCAGCTCAGGATTATATCATGAGAGCCATTGAAGATGGATACCACGCGGCGGATATTAAAGATACAGACCGCAGACACTATGAGGTCATCACCCGTAATATGATGGATCATGCAGTCATCAAAAACCCTGGCACTTCCCCTTATACGTCAGGTCAGGTCGTTCCGCTTAGCACGGTGGAAAAATATAATCAGTTGGCCGGAAGAGTTCACTCTGTTGCGATGGATTACTCTAATCGGATGAATGTCATTGGAGCTGTGGCGGCACAGGATTACAATGATCCAATCACCATGAAGCCAATTGTCCATAAAGGTGAAGTTATCACGGAACCTATTTGGGAACAACTGAAAAACAGACAGCATATCAAGGTTCAGAAAAAACCGCTTGAGTACGAGCGAAAACTTATCGGGGTTAATACTAAGAGCTTAAAAGGTAACAATTGGTTAGATTCCGCTGGTTTCGGGGATGCAACCCGATTAATTGGCGAAGCGGCTGTCCTTGGCATGAAGGATAAGTTGGATACACCTCTTTCTCGTCAAATGACAGGACTAAAAGGTAACTTCTCTGACGGGTATGAACCGCACAAAGAGAAAGAAAAAGAACATGGAATTATGGCGTTTGTCCATGGTTTCTTGTAAAATAGAGGAGTAATCATTTAATTCAAGGAAGAACTTTCAACTTTTGGGGAATTGCTTTTCTTTCCCCTGAAGCCTTGCACTAGGGGTCAAGTCTTCGAAAAAGGTTGAAGTAAAGGAAAAGAGTGAACCTCGAAGCGTTTAGGCTAGAAAAGTCCGTTGTTCGCTGTGACGTCCCCGATTCGGTCGCAGGCTCGATTCTTCTTCAAACAAAAAAACAGAAGACCCCAAAGGGTCCTCTGTTTTTTGTTTTATTCTTCAATGCTTGCTACTGCTTCTTTAAGTCCAATAAATTGACCTCTATCATATTCTTCTTCGAATGCTAATTCATGTGCTTCCTCAATATCTGCTACACGTGTTTTTGCTACTGCATCAATTTTGAAATTCTCTTCTAATGCTAATTCGCGTGCTACTTCAACATCTGTAATGCGCGTTGCTTGCTCTTCTGTGATTTGTACACTTGATTGTTTTTCATTAGCTGCTAAATATGCTAATCCAAATCCTACTCCAAATCCTACTAAACCTAATATTACTTTTGTTCCTTTTTTCATCAATACCATCTCCTAAAATTGTTATTTACTTCCACTTTGCTTATAACATGATTATTTACATAATTTGCGAATCAATAAAAAAAGAGACCAGCTTATTTGCTAGTCTCTTTGACTGGTAAAACTTCACTTACTGGTATTTCTTCACCTGTTCGTCTATCCACGATGTATAGGTGCGCACTCCCATAAGCACCACCTCTGGCCACGAAGGAAACCGCATATCTCTCTTCGATTTCCTCTAACTCATGGACAGCAAGCGCGGCTCGATATTTCATATCTTTCACCCCTCTAGTTGTAACGATTGGATATATGCTGCCACGTCTTCCCAGTTCTTTGTTGCCTTAATTTTAAAGTCGAATGAATTAAATATCCTGTTTTTGTAGCTTGCGGAGGATAGCCTTCCTTCATAGCAAGCAAAAATTCCTTTATCGGTTGCCGTTCGGTTCAGTCGTCCAGAACCTTGCTTCAGGCTGATAATCGCTTCTGGCAAACTAAACGTATAGAATCCTCTTGGCTCCGACATGAGGTAATCGTTAATTGGATCAGCAACCATCGGAAAAGGTAGTTTATCTATCAAGACAGCTGATAAGTTCTGACCTTGAATATCAATACCCGTAAACAGAGATTTCGTTCCAAGAACAACTGTATCCGGATGTTTTTTTAAATGATCGATGATTTTCTGCTTCGGCCATTTCTCTTGTGAAATCACTTGAATGGATTTCGGCAATACTCGAGTAAAATAGGTTTCTGCTTCTAATAGGTTTTTCCTTGATGTGAACAAACACAACGTGCGACCGTGCAAAAGATTAATGACCTTTTCCATCTGCACCAGAACAAAGGGCAAATGTTCCTTATCGGTACCTGCAGGTGTGCCAGGCGGCAAATACCAAAGAAAATTATTCTCTAAATCAAATGGGGAGCTAACGATGATTTCCTTCACAGGAAAGCGTTCTTGGTCACTCTCAATGCCGAGATCCGACTTAATATGTTCAAACGACTGATTGGCAGAAAGGGTAGCGGACATCACAATCGGAATATATCCTTCTTCTCTCTTTTCAAACAATCGTTTGGTGAGTGCTGCTCCTGTAGTTGGTTTGGCATGAAGACTAACCATATCGTTTAGCGGTTGGAGCCAAAACAAATCCGTTCCATCATCCTGGTTTTCTTCATAATGAAAGATATATTCCAACAGGTTTGCTTTTTGTTCCAGCAGTTCCATTAAACGATAGACAATGATAAACCACTCTACCGAATCATCCCCATACATTTCAGCAGTCGCATGGATACTTTCCATGGAAAAACCAAACTTTCTTAGGTAGTTTTCTGCTACCCCCGCAGAGAAACGTAGCGCCTCGATATGGGCGGTTGCATACTTTTGGAGACGAGTACGCTCAGGCACCTCTATTTGCCAAAAATCACGGGTGTAGTGACCTCTCACGACCCTTTTATATTCATGTGTCAGACCGACAAACATATCCGTCAAAGTTCCGTTTACCTGGTCTAACTCCATATCTGTAAAAATATTTATTACAGTTTCTCCTACTTCTGAAAGTTCTGCTCTTTGCATGGCTTTGGCGAATTGGTCAAAGTGGTTTTTAAGGATACTGATGCTGTATTTTCTCTCTTGAAAGTCTCGGGCGATCGTGCTGACCTCGTGCCCTTCGTCACATATAAGGACTCGCGCTTTTGGAGGCAGCATATTTACTTCATCCAAAGCAGAGAAGAAGTAGTGGTAATTACAGACGACTAATTTGGAAGTAGCCACTTTCTTTCTTTCTCGATAATAATGACAAGTGTCGTAAAACGGACATTGTTTTCCGGTACACTCATTATTATCCAAACAAGCGACCTTCCCCCATACAACGGCGCTTGGATTGAAGTCCATTTCGGATTTGTCACCTGTTTTGGTACTGACTGCCCACTTCATGACACTATCATACTCTTCCGCATAATCGGGAGAGGAGAATCCAACTTTTCCACTTAATGCATCATTCAGTTTTTTAGGACATAAATAATTGTTTCGCCCTTTGATAAGAACTGGCGTTGCTTGGAAATTATACAGTTTCTCTAGTGTCGGAATATCTTTATTAATATACTGTTCTTGAAGGATGATCGAGCTAGTGGCAACTATCACCGGTTCATCCGTTTTCATAATATGTTCGAAAGCTGGCACAAGGGCGGCTAAACTTTTGCCGACCCCTGTAGGAGCTTCTCCTAACAATGCTGACTCGTCTTTGATGGCTTCTTGTATCTTTTGAGACAGTTCCACTTGTTGAGGTCTCTCTTTGTAATTTGGAACAGCCTTCGCTAATAACCCCTGTTCACCGAACGTTTCGGTTACTAAATCCCTCATTGTCAAGACCCCTTTATTCTTCGTTAACGAACGCTTCCGCCCAAATGCCTTCATCCTCTGTATAATTTAACTCGATAACGGTGACATTTGGATCGAACGAATGATATCGTTCAAGGAAACTTTGGATTCCTACTAAGATGTTCTCAGTCTCTAATTCTTTTTTATATTTAGATCTGTAAACTGCTATAGCCGAGAACTCGCCACCTATGTGGTAATTAATTTCTTTTACATCCACATATTCAGGGTCTCCGTCATATTGATCCGCTACGTATACACAGATGCCGTCAATTATTTCTTGTTCGTTCAATTCAAGTTTCATTATTAAAATCTCCTCTTGTATACAACTTTTCTAGGTGAGCATGCTCGAATAATCGCAATCACAAGGACAATTAGAATGATTAACACAATCAAATCCACAATCCAGGCTAGCGGCGATGGTCCGTATGTAGTGTAATGACCTCCTACATAATAGGTGTGACCCCATGGGTGCATCATGCTTCCCATAAACATACCTGTAGTGAAACCGTTGTAGTAACCGAACCATCCATACGGTGAGTACCCCGCGTGATAATAATGGTTGACCGAAACAGAACGTCCGTTGTAATAAGCCTTCGTTGATCTGCTGGTGTAAGTCTTACCTTTAGTTTTTACAGTAGATGTCTTACCTGAAAAACTCCCTTTAGTCTTGGTTGTTTTGGTAGAGGTTCTACCGGAAAAACTTTTGGATTTGGTTGTAGTTGGTTTCTTGGTCGTACTTGAAGATTTGGTGCTACTTGATTTACTTGAACTCGACTTTGAAATAGATATCTTTGGTGATGAACTTTTCACACTGAAACTAGAACGGGAAGAGTGTGAAGAAAAGGAAGAACGCCCTCCACTAAATCCTCTTGCCTCCGCTAAACTAGGTACAATTAAAGTAAAAGTTAACAATAAGGCGAATATCGCTTTTGATTTCATTTTTCTACATCCTTTTGAATTTCTGTTGTAAGTAAATGATAAAAAACTGCTAATGAATCCGATTCATCCATGGTCATATTGGAAAAATCAATTAACCTCGGATAATGGGCTTCAAAATAACTGCGCAATCTACAATGAATCTCCCACTTTGTATCAACTGCCATTTCGTCTGTTCCCTTTTTGAACAGGGTGAAATCTTTAATATCTCGTCGTATCTTTGCTCGAACTGTTGCCTCGTCGAAATCGTATATAGGGACTTTTCTTAAACCAGAATAGAAATACAAACCGCCGATGATTTCCGCAAGAAGTTTTGTCGTTAAAATCCCATTAAACGATTTATTCTTTTCTACAGCTATGATGTTTGGCCTAATGGAATCCAAATAGAATCCTACCTGTTCTCCGATGTTCCGTAGCAGTTGACGGTGAGAAAACACTTTATATTCAGCTATCCTTTTCCCAGCTTCTTTTTTTGAAATCTCATGCTCCCCAGGCTTCAATAAGCCGGGAAACGAATCTCCTCGATAGTGAATCTTCTTGGGTTCTTGTGTCGTGTACCCTAATTCTTTGGCAGATGGCTTTTTCGGAATAATCGCCAAGGTTTTTAAGTACGACACCTTCTGATCTTTTAACTGGGCAAACGTCACACCAATGCAGACACTGGATAAGTCAAAACACATGACAATCACTGGATTCGCCTCCTTCAGATAATAAAATTCCTGCCACCTAAAAAAGGATGGCAGGAACAGATTTAGAACATATCTGCGTTAGCTCCAGTTGCTCCTTCAACATCATGCTCGCCTTGTTCAGTCTGAGCGAATGTTGTAGCAGTCGCCACGTTTTCTTGCTCGAATTCTTTATAGGAACTATAAGCTTCCAAGTTTGCAGTTAAACGGCCAATGCTCACCAATGGCTGCTCTTTATCTACCTTGAAGACCAATTTCGGGAACGGACCGTAGTCAGTGTTTTGCATTTCAACAGATGCAATGACGTTCAATGCACCAAGGATTGGGCGTTTTAGTTTCTTTTTCACTAATGCCAAACCTTTCATCATTTCAACGCTCATGAAGCCTTTCTTAAACTCACTTACACTAATACCTGCAGCTAATAGATGGAATAGAGTCCCATCTTGCAACGTGCAAGTTAGCAGGATTTGTTCACGGCAAGGTGAAGCACCTCCGCCCTCTGGGAACTTACTGAATTCACATGATTCACATGCTCTGCCGGCATACGCGGATTGAGTTTCATTTGCACCGTATTTTCCATCAAGAGAACGACATGTATAAGTGTTCGACTTTTTAAATGGCTGCGGGAAAAGAACCCTCACTGATTGAATCTTTAGGATGCTCAATCCTTTTAATACTTCACCAGCGTTTCCTTTGATGATCGTACCATCTGGCAATTCGATATCCCCTAAATCACGACCCGGCGCAATCTTCGAATACATTTTCCCGTAAGGAACACGAATGTCTGAAGCGTTGATGGATTCAATACCTGACAAACCGTCTAATTCATCAAGGTCAAACCCTAATGCGCCAAGATCGTAATCTTCAATGCTAGCAACCTCAGTATTTTGTACCGCTAATTCAGTTTGTTCTTTATCAGCTGTAGTTTTTGCCATAAAAACAGACCTCCTGATTAATTAGATTAGTAGTATGATGGGTAGACCTGTTAACGGATTACTTGTTTAGTCCAGCCTTTAAAGAACGGCGAGTACGGATACTAAGCTTGCGAGATGGTTCCCCATTTTCGTTCTTACGAGCTTTGGATTCGTGAACGAAAACATTGAATTGGTGAGGCACTTCTAAAGAGTTACCTTGGTGAAGGATAGAAGCGATTGCTTTTTCTAAGTTTTCGCTGAAAGCATCCCCAAGTGCTTTTTCTGTAAAATGCTTAAATTGAAATTCGGTTAATCCTAAAATTTCTGCTAATTCTTCATCTGTTTTGTCTTTGTACTTAGGCTTCGCAACCTTTAATGCTTCCTTAAAGGATTCCTTTGCTACTGCTTGTACGAGTTGTGGTAACTTAATTTTTTCCATGTTCTGAACTTCCTCTCTCTGTTTAAACTCCTATCAATCAGAGAGATATTTAAAAAGTGCCTGCCCGCACATTTTTAAAACAAGTTTTTGTTGGTCGGGATGCTGTCAGGCATAAGTACTGCCTGCTTCGCTTCGTTTAACAAAAAATGAACATACGTATTAAAGGTTTCAACGAGTCTCCTTGCGTTTTTGGCGCTTTGCTGGACGTTACTCATCTTCTCCTCTAATTCTTCAATGCTCGTTTTTAATTTTTGTACCCTTGCGATATCTTCCTGGTAATCAGGTCGTGCCATTTGTAATTCCTTTTTATAGGCTTTTCTTTGTTTATCAGAACCTTCCCGAGGTGGATATTTCACCATCACCTGCATATCGAACTCTGATTCCAAAAGAGCCAAATTAGTTTCGAGATTCAGCTTCTCCGCATACAAAGGGCGAAGTTCCTCTCGGATTTCTATCACTGCATCAATTTCCTTTTGGATATATTTCAGCTGTTGATCAATTTCCATATACGTTGCGAAATAGGTCATCACTTCAACAGGAGATGCATCAGGATTGTTTTGCAAGTACTCAATAACTTTCCAGCTCATTTATGCTCCTCCTAAATAAAAAAATAAAAAGATTTATCTTTCCACTATCCTTATAACCGTTTTTCATCCAATATCCGTTCGGACTTTTATCATCATTTCTTCGTTATACCCTTCCCACACGCAATAGTCTTGTCTCGGTAACAAAATCACTTCTTCAGAATAAGTAACTTTATTAAGCCAGCACATTAAGTACAATGCCTTGTCACTAAATGTAAGGGAATCTGCTCCATTAACCGAGAAGTGACGAATGTACGTTTCGACTCTTGTAGGTTGGTTTTCTACGGAAAAATACAACACGAGCTGGTCATCTTCAATACGAATGGTATTATCCGTACTTTTTTTAACCTTTGCTTTATGCTTTTGGAGTTTTTTTAAGTCTTCCGAAGCCATCTTAAGATAGGGAGCGTTCCGTTCGTAAGAAGAGACAATGGAATCCTCTAATTTAAATTCCACATCTTTCTTCAATGGAAAACTAGGGATGTCTACATCCAACAATACCTGTGAAGATCCATCCAATAACAATTTACCAGGAGTCATAACGAAGCCGGTCAATATCTTTTGATAAAAGATAGAATGTTTATTACCTATTTCTTTCTTGGATGCCTGGACGTACGTTAGCAGGTTCAGGTAAGTTGTTTTTGTCATCATCATCGAATATCCAATGACTAAACCTGTTCTGACATATACGTAATCCTTCTTATTCTGCGCAAGGATAAATACCGTATGGGGAGCGATAAAATGTATGGCTGTTGCTCGAAGGTCATCGGCCATAATCAATATATTTTTCAGGTCTTTAATGGCACCCGAAAGGTACATAAAAACAACTCCCTGCTTCGTAAAACTTTAGTCCTACTCCCATTATACTATAAATAACCTATTAAAGAATATGTGTTCTATGAAAAAATACCTTTACTAGCTCGTTTTTTTTATAATCCCTGCTATAATGACGAAAGACCGTGAGTCCAATGCTGGGGACACAAATAAAACCGCGATGTGGGAGTCGCGGTTTTTCATTTTTCTTCAGTTTTTTCTTCGGCCTTCTCTTCTTGCGGTTTAAGTACCTCAATCATAGATCTTAAAAATTTCGGAACAGGTAATCCTGCTTTTCCGGCATTTTCGGTAATAGAGAGCCATTCATTAAACAAATAAAAATAAATAATAGTATCACGAACGACATGGCCTTTTGCAATAAATTCCTTGCCGCCAAAGTCTAAGGCTTGCGCAATCGTATTAGTCGCATCTCCCAATACTCGATCACACATATGACCGACCGCCACGATAATAAATATGAGTGCCTTTCGTTTAATACCTAAATAAGTAATCTTACTTTTTAGTGTACCTGTTTTCCCGCCAGCTAAAATTCCTGTAAGAAAGTCTAGTGCCACCGCTAAAAATAGGTAAGCCAATGCTTCTGGCCATCCTCCAAAAATAAAGGATACTACGGAACCAAAGGCTGCTCCTACCCACTTGAAAAATGTGATCTTATCCAACATATAAACACCCCTCATCCCACATATAGGACTATTGTACCATCCATAAGGAGAATCCTCTCAGAAACGTCGTTCATCAAGGCAATTAGGGTTTTTACAGGTTCGAAGCAATACACCAAGAGATTCACACTTCAATGTAAAAGAAGTACCGTCGCATTTAGAGCATCTGCCTGGTCTTTCACCATCATTTTGCTGAAGCAATTCTGCCTCTCGTTCCGCTTGTTCCCGTTTCAATTTCATATGCTGCTCAAAGGTCAGTTTTTTTCCTTCTGGGTTGTAGGTGGGTAGTTTGGTCATTACACTTCCACTACCTGTTTCGGTTCCACTGGCGTTTCCTCTTCCCATTCCTTCGCGCTGTCCGTACCTTTTAAAAATAAATTGCGGAAAATTGGATCATTGTAAAACATGATAAAGAAATCCATTAGCAAATCATGTTGGGCTCCGTCGTATCGTTTTGAAACACCAAGTTGACGTAAAACAAAGTTTTGAATGGCTTTGGATGAATAGATCGGTTTACACAAACCACATAAACCAAAGTTATATTGCAGCATCATCGGGATAAATTGGTCCTGACAATGGCAGCAGATACCGACTCTTAACCGATTATTGTGCCATACCGGAACGTCACTCGGCCGTTTCCATCCTAATGCATAGACGAATTTATCAATACCAATCTTGATGATTTGTTCCATGGTCATGTTGGTGTGAGCATTAAGAAAGGCACGGTATTCATCCCGCATGAACTTTTCCCAGATACGTTTGATCTGTGAGATGGATAGTCGGTCTCCATCATCCTTTCCCAAAAATCCTGCATTCCTCTTTTTGAAGTGGTCAGTTACTTGTTTTAACGCTTCTTCCCGTTGTTCATCGGTTTCGGCATTGTCTGCTAACGACTGATAGAGTTTATTGGCATTTAGGAATTTTTTATAATCTTTGAACGTCTTGTCCAATAGTTCGGTGTAATTATCCGGAATCTTGATGTCCGCTTCTGGGCGCTTATATTCCTGTTCATTTTTGAAAACAAAATCCTCTTCCACTTCGGTAAACCGTTTCTCTAGCGTCCCGTCCTCATGCTGTTTATACCCATTGAAATCATCAACTTCCCTTGCCCATACCTTTCCGTCATACTCCGCTTCATAGATGACATAGGTCTGTTCGTCAGGTGACACCCACTCGTCAGCCACTTTCGTAAACAGCATGACCTCTTGGGTAGAATGGTGCAAAGCAGTCATCATTTCGGTTGTTTGAACCGTTTCTTTGAATGGTACGGTTATGGCTAGTTGGTTATAGAAATTACCCTTAAAATGCTTGAATTGTTTCAATGTTGACACTCCTTTTATCTTAGGACTATGTATCTATGAAAAAAATAAAAGAAATGACACCGCACCAGGCATGGTAGCCTGGTGCGGTGTCAATTTAGACATGCATAGCGCTTTGTTTTGCCTATCTCTTATTCTACAAGAATATAGTCCTATATAAAAGGAAAACATTGATACTTTTGTCCTATAATAGAGACATAGGTTTATTGATTTCGATTAAAAAACATACGAATGAAGGACCAAATGATACCACCTGCCACGAATGACAAAAAGAAATCCATTTATTATTCCACCTTCCGAAAGGAGATTTATTATGTTATTCCCTATTATTAAAACAAATTCTGAGCCATTCGAAAAACAAGCGAGCATCCTTGGTTTATTGGCTGGTATGGGAATTGGAGAGCTGGGCATGCAAGCTGCTTCCAAGTTCGGTCAAAAGAGAGGAGCAAACCTGTTGCGAACGGGCATAGATTTAAGTCAGAAGGGAGAGAAGATGGCACCCTTGACTGAAACCCTTTCCCGGAATCTTCTCGGCAACAAGGCGATGTCTCCTTATGATGCTGGCTTGAAAATCGGTAACAAGATCACAGAAAAAAATATGGAACCTGAACGGGCTCAAAAGTTTATTGACCGTGTGGTGAAATGGAATGTAGACAAAAAGACACGATTGGAACAGGCAGGGGAGAAAGTAAAGGACCCTGTTCTTCATGCCATGGATGATTACCTACTTTTTAAAGACCTCAAACACCCGAAGTTCCAAAAAATGTTGAATGAGGGAAGTATTCCACAAGAGAAAAGCGGAGCAGGAGGGAAGATTGTCGGTAATGCTCTAACCGGTCTAGCAGCTCCGCAGAGTTGGGGAGATTTTCGTTTTGCTGCTCGCCCTCTCGTCCGTAAAGCAGAGAATACGCCTGCTGTTCAAAATGCACAGAACAAACTATTCCCTGCTGGGACGATGCGAGAAAAAGGATACAACATGGTTAGGAATTATATTGATTAACTGGGGGAATCGGTACTCCATTTCTGAAGAAGTATCCTAGCCGTTCAAATTTACCTCGAACGGCTAGAGCGCTTTTTCCCACCTTTTGAGCGATTGTGTTCAAACCATAACCCTGATTGTACATAGAAATAATTAATTGTTCCTGTTCTGGTGTCCATAGTCTTTTTTTAGTTTGCTTTGGATTCTTGGCACCCAAATCATACAATTTTCTCTTAATAGCTGCTTCCGACCGTTTTAACCGTTCGGCTATTTCGGGATAGGTATACTTCTGAGAATTGACCATGCCCAGTAATGTGTTGATATCTTCTTTTGACCATGCCACTTTTAATTTCTTTTCAAAGTTCAATTTATCTGCATCTCGTTTCACTTTCACCCATTCAGGCTCAGGACCTAATCGAAATGGTTCAAGACGTGAAAAGTTAATCGTTTGCTTGTTCTTTTCTGCCCACTTCCAAAACTCCTCATACCCGATGACCCAAACTTCCATTTCTTTTACAAATATCTTTTTATAGGCCGGCATGCCGTACTGAGTTACCCAATTTAATACAATGCAATAAGAAACATTAAAAGCATTTGCTAACTGATTGATAGTGATTCCGTCAAAGGAAAGCGTAGCATCGCCTAGTCCCATTTTTACGACTTTTTCTCTGACAGAATTAAAACTTCTACCAAGTTTTTTAGCTATGTCTTCGATGCTTATTACCCCTAATTTTTCTTCAACATATAATTCTTCTCGTTCTGACCACTCTCGACCTTTGCGATCTTTGATATCGTCTAGCTTTAATCCTAATTTTCTTCTTTTTTGGTCAATTGAGTGGAATGGCCTTTTTAATTTTTTTGATATATATTGCTCTCCTTGGTGCCAATTCTTGATTAAAAAATCTATCTCTTCTTGTGCCCATTTACGGTACATTACAATACCATCTCCTTGATGTACAAATTGCGAAACTTAATAAAAGAGCGCTTTACAATCTTTTTAGCTTGATACGTACTGGTATTCTTTCCTTCGATTAACTCACTTTTGGAATACCCGTCAATGTAATTGATAATATCAAACCTCTGCCGTTCCGAAAACTGGCTGAATATCTTCCGCAAGATGACCTGATCTATAACATCAGAGGAAAAAGTCTCATCAACCCCAACCACTTCCATCAATTCGGTTTCATCGCCATTCTTTCCTCTTAATGTTGACTGTAGGCTCTCAACGGACTTTATTTGAGCCGTCTTATTTTCTGATTTTGGCTTATGCTTCAAATGGTATCGTAGCACTTCATTGATAACATATTTTTTAGCCAATGTTCCAAATGTAAACCCTCGTTCAATATCGTAGTTCTTATAGGCCTTCCATAAACCAATTGAAGCGGTTTGGAATATATCATCTCGATCATACTGAACCCAAATATACGCCTGTTTGTTCATCAAAGGAGTATACATTTTATACACTTCTTCAAAAGACATTTCTTTTCTTACACCTTTAGGTAAAATTAGTATTTTCATTACCAAACCCTCCCGACGGGTAAATTTCGATACTTATAATGTTCATCCTGATAAGACAAATGGAATTGATTAATCATCTTAAGAAAATCATGATCTATCGGCGGTTCAACCACATCATATCTAAAATTAATAAAATCCTTTCTCTCTTCCTGGCTTACATATTGGAATTCATTTTCATCTCCATATAATTCAAGAGATGTAAGCATTTCATATAATTCATTGATCGAATCTTCTTGTAAAACCGTCCATATAAACGGCGGTTCATTCTCTAAGAAACCAACGCTATCATAGGCATCTAACAACATCGTTCTTATTTCCGACATTTTGTACCAATGGGCTTTGTTCAATATTTTCCAACCTGAACCAGTTATAAGATCCATCTTATTGCCTCCTTAATTCAAAAAAAATAAGCCTGAGCGATTAATTGCCCAGGCTTTCTAAATATTCGTCCATCATGGTAATAGCATTATCCAAGTGATCCATTTGTTCGTGCATTTTATCATTTTCTTCTTCATCAAGAACATATTTTGCTATTTCTGTTTCGTAAGCTATCTTCACACCCCATAGAGTACCAATCAGTGGCAACGCTTTGATATATTCCTCTTGAATCGCTAGTAATTGTGGTTCCTCTGGTTCAGGGGCATGAACGATTTCTTTACTCAGTGCTGCCATTTTATGAAAAGAATCATCAAAGTTCTTTTTGCAATCCGAGTCAGGCAAACATGCTAACGCAATCATAGCTTTCCCTTCCTCACTCTTCATCTTCGAACTAGTTGTTTTGAACCATTTTACATATTCTCGGTCAGGTACTGACAATGTATCTATTGGATCTGACGTTACTGTTTCATAATCATTTTCAAACCGATATTTTTTAATTTCCTTTTCGACTACTACTCCAATCACTACAAAAGACAAAATGAACAACCATATTATTTTGGCTTTCTTGGATAATGAGGGGTGATCATTTCTTTTCAACATCATCTCTTGTCAACTCTTCCTTAATCGTTATTTAGTTTATATATTATACTATTTGACGAACGATTCGATATTCCTGTTTTTAGGCTTCTTTTTCTTCACTACCTTCCAATTTGAATATGCCCATAGTATCTTCTTCGCCATTCATCACTAAAGCCGTGCCTTCTCCACCTGGCATCAGTTGTCTTATTGCGTTAAGCATATTCCTTAACTTCCTTTCATGACGGTATGGATTATACGCAAACCAAGGAGCGTATAATACACGTTGGATTTTGTTCAACTTCATAGCCAACGGGTCTTCAACACTTCCTTCTGCAAATAGTGTGTAATTGGAATAAGGAAGGAGGTATGTTCCGCATCCTACTTCTGGCTCGTAAAACTCCATCATTTTCAATTCCTCAGGGTCTTTACCTTCCATCTCTTTTTTAAGGTCTATAACAATCTGATTAAAGTCAGGGACTTCGGCTGCTACATCCCGTTCTTCTTGTACATCTTTTGAATTAAATTCCACTAACAGCCACGTCATATAATCATGAGGAAACTTGATTAATAAATCAAAAGCGAGGGTTCGATACCAACGTTCGTTCACTTCCATCGGAATGTCAGGATGTTGCTCCGTTGCATCCATTGCCCATAGAATCCATTCTGCAAAATCATCTAACGTGCAGCCATATCGTATTCCGTAGTTCACGCAATCGCTTAACATCGCTTGAACGTTACGGATGATACTCTGATCCGTGCACCAGGAAAGTTGAGGAATCGGGCCGGCTTCTTCAATGGTGTATACCTCATCTAAAATATGATGCCACCAGTCATAACGACCCCAGAACAAGTATTCGCAAGAAAAGATATAAGGCATCATCCATCCTTTCTTTTCAAACGTTTCGGAATGATTCCTTGGAACGCCTCCCATTTTAGTAGCATAGAAAATTTGGCGGTGCATGGAACCTTCAATTCTTTCTCTCGAAAATCCAGATAGGTCAAGCAAATGAGGATGACGTTCTACTGAGAGATTTTTCAATCCCTTCTTCTTTCCCTCCTCATATTCCACCATCAAATTTTTGCAGACAGGATATGTGATCGTGGCTGCCATTACTTTTTCGACAGCTGCCATTCCATGCTTTTCTATCAGTATATTTAATTCCTGTTCATATCTGTCTATTTGATACTGACTCACTTCCTTACCTGCTTTTACATCATCCTGCATGGTTTTAGCAATATATATACAACGCGCTATCGCAAGTTCTTCGGAATTCGTTATTTCTTTCAACTTCTCAATACGTTTATCCATTTGCTGCTTAATAATGGAAGTGCCCATTAAATTTTTATTCTTTTTAATCTTCTTAATTCCCTTACCCAAATGTAACAGCTCCTTTAAATTTGTTTTATAAAATAAAAAAAGCGTAAGATCACATATGTGTTCTTACGCTATTCTTGTAACATCATTTCCTCAATCAATCGTTGGTCCTCAATCGTAATAAATTGGGGCTTACCATTTGATTTATCTAACATAATCAGTCGAGGTGTATCGTCAATCGAACCGTCATTGATGAACAACTGCGCCACCAGCTCTTTTATATCCATTGGTTTCCATCTTTCTAACGACTTGTCACGAAATGGATTATGCGCATACCAAGGAGCATACAGTGTCATATTGATTTTATTCAGCTTCATAGCAAGGGGATCAGCGACACCTCCACCTGCAAAGAATGTGTAGTTCGAGTAAGGTAATAGTGCAGCGCCGCATCCAACCTCCTCCTCGTAAATCTCAATCTTTTTCAGTCTTTCAGCATTCTTACCGGATAAATCATCTTCGACTTTCTGTAGGTAAACTTTGAAATCTACCATTTCCAAAGAAACGTTCCTTTCTTCTTCCACATCTCTGGAATACCATTCAATCAAGAGTGGTGTCATATAATCATAAGGGTATCGGATCATGGAATCATAATCGAAATTTTTCAACCAATAGATATTTACTTCCGATGGTATATCCGGATGCTTTGATGCAGCACCACCGAATCCCCATAAAATCCAGTCGGCAAAGTCATCAAGCGTACATCCATATCTAATTCCATAATTCACGCAATCCCTTATACTAGCTTGAATAGTGCGTAAGATGAGTGGATCGGTACACCACATAATTTGTGGGATTGGGCCACTTTTCTCAATGCCGCTTCGCATCACTCCCATCCAGTATTCCCAACGTCCCCAATGGAGCCATTCACTAGCAAGAACTGGTGCAAACAAATGGCCTGCCTTCTCATAAGTTTCCTCATGTTTTTCTAATGCGACGCTCCCCTTAATTAAAGAATTATAGAATACATGTCGTCTCGCCCAACCTCTAAATTGTTCATGTGTAAATCCTTCAACCGATAATAAATGCCCATGTCTTTCCCATTTATCATTTCGTTCTCCCTTGGTACGACGTTCTTGAACATATTCACAGAAGTCTTCCCAATGACGGCTAATAATGATATCTGCCATCGTAGTCAGGATAGGTTCGGGGATCCTATCTAAGTGCCACCGAAGAATATATTCGCTTTTAATCGTCTTGAACTTTTCAATGTCCTGGTGAATCATCATTAATGTAGTCTCTTTCTCTTGGATCTTCCTTAGTTCCTGTTCTTTTCGTTCCTTTTTCAATCTTGCTCCTTTTCCCATCAATAAACAGCTCCTTTTCATATTTTTATATATAAAAAAAGCGCAAGCACATGATAAGTGCTTACGCTTTTGTTTTAGTGTTTATAAGTGATTAAAAACCAGGTTCATTAAACTTAATGCATCTGAATCGGAAGTATTCACTAAAAACTCAGGTATTGTTCGGATACCCATGACATATTGTTGCTCGATTGAACGAACAACATATTCAAACCAATAAAAAGAAACAGCTTCACTAAGCGGGCTTTGTTCAAATTCCCAACCTTTTAGTTCTGAACGATTGAATCCAATATCCCTTTTTATTTCCACATAAAACGTTTGATTCCCAGTTAAATACCATCTTACTACTACATGACCGATTTTTTTTGTTTGCCCGTTGATTGATTGAGTCTCCATGAGTGTTTTCCCCCTACAAAGCCATGATGTTATCTATTTATATATTGTTAGTTTTTACCAAAAGTTCTGTTTTTGCTTATTTGAGCAAAAACAGAATTTTTGGTAAAAACAGCGAATGACACCGCCAAAAAGAACGATGTCATTCAAAGAAAAATATAAAATTATAAATCTTACTTTTCTTCAACTTTCTTATAACAGAAAATTGCAAAATTATTACTGTTTATTAAATCCCCTTTTTTTACCAACCACCTGGATCTCCATAAGTTGTCATTGTGGTATCTGCGCTTACCAAATTGATTGCAGAATCATTTTCCAAACTAGCTACTTCATTTTCAACTGCCTTCGGAGCGTTAAATAAAAGCAATCCAGCGATAATAATGACTGGGATAATTAAAAATAATTTTCTCATCTTTTTCACTATAGCTCACCTCCCCTAAAAATAATAGCGCTTTTTTTACAAAATCCCCAAATATTTCTTTGGCAAATGGGAGTAAAAAATATTTCCAGAATCCTCAAATTTTTGAAGAGATTTTTTTATAATTTCTTCCTTGTTTTGAGCCAGTCCTAGATAAAACGTTTGAATGTCGCTTAATTCATTGTTTGATTCGTTCAACTCATTTAAAATATCCACCGCTTCATCGTGCTTATTTCGTTTGATTTTTAAATAAGCAATTTCGGCAGGGTGAATATCCAGCTCATCTAAAGAATCTAATTCTATTCCATGATGGATTTTTAAAAAAGCCAGTGTATATTCAGTGATTTTCCGCTTTCGAGTCATTCCTAAAGAATCATGGTTATCCAAAAACGAAACAGCTTTTTCTAAAAACCTTTTTGATGTTTCGTAATCTTCGAATAAGTAAGATTCTCCCATTTTAAAAAGTGCTGTGGCATATGGCACTTTAATGATTGGTTCGTTTTCGAAAATATCAAAAATTTCATTACACAACTGTCTGGATTCCTGGATGTTTCCTCGCTGTAACGAAATGACACACGTCGCTTCCTTAAGCCTGATTTGCAACGATTCCTTAATGTATTTGTTGGATATTTTCTTTATTTCTTTGTCCAAATTTTTAAGATGGAGGGCGACTAAAACATAATTACCGGTTTGGTATAAAGACTGTATCGACATTAGTTCTAGTAGAATTTTCATTTCTAATGTTTTTACAGTTTTCATCTTATCACTAAGTGCATTCAAGTAATATTGTGTGTCAACCGGTTCTGTGAATCTTTTATGAATCAAATCAAATATATAAGCCCATTCTCTATTTTCAGGTGTAGCTGACTCTTTTTCAGCATCAATGATCACTTTTAATAAATCAAATCTACCCAATTGATAGGCCAATTCTAATGCTTCTCTTCGATTTTCGGGCTTTGCTTGATTTAAATAACTAAAGAATAGCTCAACTTTTTTATTGACCGAATAATTCCGATTGAGTTGGATCAACGTTTTAACAAAAAAAGAACAGCTCATTTCTCTTTTTAATTTAAATACTTCCGAAACACCGCTTGGGCTAATCCCCCAAATTTTAGCTAATTCTTTTTGTTTGATGCCTATAGAGGCAAGATCGTTACGAAGTTTGGACAATAGTACCTCCATAGTACCTCCATGATCCCCCTCCTACATAAATATCGAAACTTCCCCCCAATTTATCAAACATTTTAACTTTACTACCAAAACGGTAACCAAAATGGTAGGTATGGGTTTAAAATTTGCCGCCTTTTTCCAGCGACTTCTTAATAATACTATTTGCATCAATTCCAGCGTGTTTTAAATTAAGGAGGAATAGTTCTCGAGCTCTCTCTCTTTTATACCCGTAATTTTTCTTGGCTTTCCAAAACCTCGGATCTTTGATTCCAAACTCATTTGTTTCTTTCTCCCATGAAATGATGTCTATCTCGACAAGATTTTGCAACTCATTCGACGCTTTGTGCGCCTGAACCCCACAGGTCTCAAAATCCCTTAATAATGGGATTACACACGTATTTTTACCGAAGTTATAACTTAAACCGATTATGAAAGTCAGAATCGCCCGTTGGCGTTTCGTAAAATCATATTTCATTATTTCAGAATGAATATATAACTCTCTCAAAAAAAAAGTCTTATCAGTGGAGGTGTGTTCGATTAATGCATCGACTAAATCGGAATAAACTTGAGATGTGTTTGCATAGTCCTCTTTTATATTGCTGTACCAAGGCAATACATCCCCTCCAAACTTTGGCTAGTTATTTCAAGTTCACATTTTATAAACTAAAAAATAAAAAAAATCATTTTTTCTTATTCAGTTCCTGTAAATACTCTAAATTCTCTACGAACAGTTCATAAGCCCTGTTTTCCGAATAATTATCGTGGTAAGGAGCTTTCCAAAAAACAATGTCATTAATTGAAAAAATGTTTCTGTCTGCTTCTCTTATCCAGGTAATGACACCCATCTTTTCTAACTTTCTGAGTTCCGCGGCGACCAATGTCTTGCTAATTCCTGCCAGTTGAAAATCCATCAATTTTGGTATGACGCAGCTATCTTTCCCATACGTAAAGCAAAACATGCCAATCATTTGAATGATTTTCAACTGTCTTTTCGTTAAATCTCTTCGTATCGTTTCCACACCAACCATAAGCTCTTTCATCGTTATTTCTTTTGAACGATTAAGACAGATATTAATAAAGGAATCGTAGAAACCTGATTCATACCTTTGCTTTGTGTTTTCAGAAATAGAGGGCATTATTGCACTCGGCCTAATTGACATAAATGCTTCCTCCGCTTTTCTTTATTATAGAATATTACTAAAACTCACTTGATAAATTATAATCAGAACGGGAGTAAATTACTATAAGACGATTTTCCTATTCATGCCACTTCAAAATATGTAAGAATTTCTTCTGGTAGTTCGTAATTGACCGACACTCGTTTCAGTGCATCCTCACCCGATATAGCAGCAGTCGCACCAACAATGACACCAATGTCCTGAAGCAATTTTAAATTAGTTCCAGTTTCATCTAAAAAAATAAAGGCTTCATTCACAAAATCACTCTTCACAGCTATAATAAATGTCTTAAACATAGGCGTCACCTCGTAATAATTGTTTGAATTTTCCTTCTAGGATCTATACTTAAATTATACTGGAATCTATGAAAAGAGTAATAAGACCTTAGTCCTACTTTTAGGGAATTTTGTCGACAATGTTTTGTCGAATTTTCGATTTTTATAAAAAAATAAAAAATTAAAAAGGGGATGCTCTTGAAAGAGCATCCCCTTATATCACGCTTGCAATGTTTTTCTGATCAATTCCATAACTCTATTTATGCCAAGCCTTTTCGAGTCTTCGTAGGTTAATTCTACTCCAGCCTCTTTTAGCTTTGATTCTAAAGATGTCATACTAACCATTACTATGTTTCCTTTCTGTTGGCTCATCTCCAATCATCCCCCTAGATGATAAGTTCGCTATACTTACTTAGTTACCATTTTATATAAAAAATACAACTATATATATAGGTTTAAAGTCTTAATTGTTGCACATGGGCAAAAAGTGAATTACAATATAGGAACGTGTGTTCTTTTTTATTCCTCTGATTTCCTCTGGAATTCTTGCCAATCTAGGTTTCTTTTTTTTAGTCTTTGCCACGTCTGTTCCTCCCTTTTTCGTTCTTCAATGATTCTTTTCTCCACTGTTGGTCTGATGAGTATCAGCAATTGTTTCTTTGTTTCTTTGGATGGCTGGCCGAAGTTTCCGATTTTATGAATTCCCATCTTGCTTTCCCTCCAACTCATTCACAAACATTTGTCCGAGGATATGAAGCAGTTGCCGTTCATCGGCAACCACTTCTTCATCCACACCATTTTCACTTTCGTCAATCTTCTGCTGAATAAATTTTGTAGGAGCTGATTCTTTCCCAAAAGTTTTTTCACACAATCCCAGCCAGTTTCCTAATGTGCTAGGGATTCCTAACGATAACATTTTCATTTTTTTAACACTCCAACTCTAATTCTTCTGCACGATTTAAAATAGCAATCATAACGTCCTGATCAAAAAGACAACGATCTAGCCTTTTTTTTGCATCCTGCTCGGTTAGGTCATAACGCTCGATAAGCATGTTTAATAATTGAGTATACCCCTCCATTGCCTTTCCTCCTTAGTGGACAATTTGTTCGTATAGCGACTTAGCTATCTGCTAATTTTCTCAACGCTTCGTGATTCTTTTGAATCGTTTGTTCAAGAAATTTATCTCTAATTCTTTGGTACTTTTCAGCCTGTTCAATAAGCCAGTCAATATCTTCTGTTAGAGTTGTAAGTTCCCAACCTTCACCTTTTCGAAATTCGTGATTAGCTTTTATTTCCTCTAATCGACTTTTCATCATCTTCCTCCTATATGTCGCAATTTTTGTCTATAGGACTCTTTTCTGTCAAAATGGCAGATTGCCATCAAGATGTTTCCGTTCTATTTCCCTTACCAGCTCGGTAATGTCCTGATCCCCATCAGCAATCACTTCTTCCAAGACAGCACGATAGGACATTTCCTTTTGAATCTGCTTCCAGAACTCATACGCCACTTGCTCTGGCTTTCTTCCCCTCAGTGGAAAAGAACCACGCTGCAGGATACGACTCGCTGCTACATAATGGATTTGAATATTAACGTTCACGATAATACCTCCCCCAGAAACCATTCGGATTGTGCGGACTGTATTCATGCTCGTGAATCCTTTTCTCGTCGCCTTCTTTGAATTCTTCTAGCCACTTCTCACCCAGTTCAAACAAAGGCATCGGGTTTCCATCGTCGATTCGGTACTCGAGATCACAGACTCCCAAAGTTCCTGTCAAATACAATTGCACAATATAGCGCCCAAAGAGTTGTTTTTGCACATAACAAACAACTTCTCCTTTGACGCGTTGATAGTAGTTAAATTTCTTTGAGTAAAACCATCCTGGTACTTCTGTGAATCCCCAAATCATTCTTCTGTTTCCTCTCTACGTTGTTCTAGTTCTGCTAATTGAGCTTCGATGTCTGCCATATTAAAAATTACATCAGGCTTTGAGTTCAAGATATCAGCAACCTTCTGAGCAACCTCTGGTTTTCTCGGAATATTCCCATTGAAGATCCACTTTTGAACAGTGCTATGGCTGACCCCTACCTTTTGCGCCATTTCAGCCGTTGTAATTTTTTCTGTGAACATGAGTCCATAGAGATACCGATTCACGACAATTCTTTTGGTTGGTTCACGGAACTTTTTCAATTTGTACCCTGGCTTTTTGTGTTTTCGTAATTCAGCGAAATTATCTTCTGTCACTATCGTCACCTCATAAAACGAGTATAGCTCGTTTATTCATCACCTTACCTTTATTATATGTTTCGTGGAACTCGAATATCAAGTTTTTTTACATTAAAATGGTAATATCATAAATTTCCTTTTGACCGTTTAGCAAAGATTCCACATTTTTTTCAGCTAAGTAGGTGCCAAGCAACGCTTTTTTTGCTGTTAACATCATCATCAGAGGTGGTGTATCACCCATAAACATTCCGCCTGTTTTAAACACAAATTTCCCTAAGACATCACTAAAGCTCATGTATTTGTCTTCCCAAAGATGGACTTCTTTCTCCGTTATATCTATGCCTTTCAAAATATTTTCGATGTAGAAATTATCCAGCTTATACATATCATCCAAGTTAAAGTTTTCTTCTAAAATGAACGCAAAACTCTCTGTATCTAATTCAGAGAAGAACCACAATTCATTTTCATATATGTGTAAGTCATATTTTCTTAATTCATCAAATAAATTAAGCCTTTCATCAATGTCGTAGTCTGCTAACTTTGTATACAAATAACGATTTATAGATAACTGAGAAACAAACGATTTCCCAGCTTCGACAATCCCTCTTTGTTCTTCAATAGCATTATTTACATCCTCTACAACAACTTTAGGCATTAATGAAATTAACATATCTTTATTCATGAATAAATCACTCCTCATAATTTTTAATAAATAAAAAAAGGGAGATTATTCTCCCTTTACTGGCTCTATATATATGGCTTCTACTGTATGAGAATACTCGAATAGTTCACCTTCGCAGACAGGGCAGCACTTTGGCACATCGTCTTTTTCCACAGCAAAACAGTGAGGTGTATCTTCTTCACAATTGTAGACATCCATCAATAATTTCATTTGGAGTCCTCCCTTAATTCCTTATTTCTTTTTCTTTTTCTTCGCTTTAGGTTTAGATGTTATGGTTACTTTTGTTTTCTTTTTCGCCTTTTGCTTTGGTTTTGGTTCAGGCTTCGGCTTCGGTTCCTTCTTTGGTTTCGGTGTTTTCTTTGCCTTTTCTGGAACGGGATAATATTCATCAGCAAAAGGTAACATGAGAAACAAAACATCTCCGGCTTCCATTACAAATGCCCTGGTGCTGCTGAAGAGATACATATTGATTTCAGTCGTACTTACCTTCTGAATAATTTTTAACATTTCTAGCATTCTGGAAGCATCGTAATAAATCTTTATTGGTAAACCGACTTCTTCGAAGGGCAAGTCACGATAAACAAATGCCATAGACTCCCCAAATATATTTTTCTCCAAACTCTTTGCCCTCAAGGTTTTATCGGCAGTATCCAAGGTGGTGTGAAACCGATTATGTTTCATGAGGCAAATTTGTTCATGCGCACTAATCCATTCATATAGATTTTCGATTTTTAACTTACAACTGTATTGACTTACATCTGGAAGAATCGCGTTGCAATTCGGATAGATTGGTTCCTCAGAAGAAAAATACATGATATCTCCCATGGAATACCCATGAATTTTTGGTGATGGCACATCCTCGTTATGTTTGATGCGAACCATCCACATGGAATCGGTTGCCCACACATTCTCGTGATCTATATAAGCGCCACGCAAAGCAGGACGGGTTGAGTCCTGAATACTTTTTCTTCTGGGACCCGTAAAGTTTTTTGCAATATCTAATGCCTCCTTGATAGAATAGCTCACTCTCAACTTACCCCCATTTCCAAATATCTTTATTCCATGTTCCCTTTACCACGTGTTGAGGAGGGAAACTACCACCAATTTCACGAATTTCATATTGCCCTTTCCCTGCTTTCGTTCGGTAATCAATTCGAAGGGTGTAAGGTTCCACAACCTCTATCCAACATTGCTGAACACTCTTCATCTTCTTTCTTATATCATCGAGAAACTTGTAAGAATAGTAGCGGTCATTCAATTCAACGACCGCTACATTTCTCCATCGTGTAAATTCAGACTGCAATTGTTCTAAGCTCTCTTCATCAACCTCAAACATGTTCATCACCTCCATCAGATAGCAGCAAAAGTTTTACTGCTATGCTGTTTTCTGATGTTCTTTCGACTTACTTCACCCTTTAACAATCCAGTATTTTCAAACCATTGTTCAAAATCCTCAACATTCTCCCAAGAATTCCATAGCCCAGGGCCATTCGCTGTATGCACCCGATAAACCACAAAGTCACGACCCGTATTAGCATAGAACTCAATGGATTTAATTCTTGGATGTTTCACACTCACTTTGATCGGTGGATTACAAATAGGCTCAACTTTGAAAAAAGAACGGATAAATAACATTTGCTGACGATTACTCATTTAAACTTCCTCCTTTAGATACTCCATAAATTGGTCAAAACAACGATCCATTCCAATGCGTACATATGGGTTGAGGCCTTGTTGTTTTTTAATGTAATCTCGTGCCTTCTTTAAGTTATAGCCAGCGTTATAGCACTCTTCTAAATATCGCTGGAAAGAAGAGATTGTGAGAGTAGCAGGGGAATCCGCAGCTACACTCAGCATCATTTCATATCGTTTACTCAATTCCGACGACCTCGATTCGATCTGTAAAGATTGTCACTTGTAACTCTGTACATCCTTCGAAGACTGAAAGAACGGTATTTCCTCGGATATCGATAACTGGCTTAATACAATCTTTCATCTTTCGCTTCGAAACGGTGTATTTTTCTTTTTGTTCACATGGAAGGATGACGACCATTTTTCTTTCTTGCTGTAGATCATACTTGAAGAATGTTCCGACTTGGAAAACAGTGTCTAATAGCTCTTTATCTTGGAGATACACACCTCTGGCAGACATTTTGGCTTTACGAAACTTAACAAAACCATTAACGAAGACTTCTATTTCTTGATTTTCTACAACTACACTATTCATTTTCTTCTCTCCTTATTACCTATATACCTTATTTAGTGGAACTCATATTTTTAATAATTTCTTCGTAATTTTGTTTCCAAACCCACTTGAACATATATTCCTTGCCTTTTTCAGCAACTCTCAGCTTAACAGAGGTTTTTGTCTCCTCGATTATGACATCCGCAAACACTTCAATCTTGTGTCCGTTGTAGCCGTCATCCACAAAAAATGTTCGCTCTAGCAAATCACATCACCCCTCCACACTTCTTCGATTCAAACCATGCCATTTTATTCTTTAAGTACTTAATAGACTCTGATATTTTCTTCTCTTTCGAAATCTTCTGCAGCCACGTTTGCCCATCAAACGAATACAGCTCTGGGCACGCTTCAATGATATCAACGTCCAGTGAACCGAGTAGATGGAACTTCTTATCCGGATGACGATCAATGATGTTTCGGATAATCTCAATACGCTTTGCCTTGGTGTATCCTTTCACTTTAGAAAAAGCCGTACCACCAATCGCAATATAATCTGCGTCCTGTGCATAATAATCCAATACATCCCACTCCTTATTTTCATAAATGGTGTCCTTTAATAGAGTAGTAGCCTGGTAAACAGGAATAACCGGAACATCCAAGTGTCGCATAATCCGGTAGGCCAGTAATGATTGTTCGTTGTCTCCAATGCGGTCAAAGGCGAAGCAACGATTGTATCTCCTTTTATTCCACCACAAGAAATTCATGTATTGATGGAATAAGGGGAATTGGCTCTTATCCTCTTTATAGAAATCCTCTTCAAACTGATTGAACCACCAATGACAGAAGATAGCCATATCTACATCGTCATGGATATCAAAAGTCTTTCCGTCTTCTTCCACCATTTCAGTGTAGGTTTCAATGATATCTTCCAACCCATAATCTTCATCGTTGCGAAAAGTGTAGGCTCCGCAATCCACAATAATGCTTTCAGGCTCATAACCAATACGGTCTTTTAAATCCAACTGGAGGTCCTTATCTTCTGTTCGGTTCCGCCACATTGCGAAGGATGTTAAGATATTCGGCGGCTTAGCGGTGCGCAGACACAGGATTTCATCTTCACGGTAACTAGTAGCGAAATACATTTTTCCATTGTCGAATACGCTCATTTTGTAATCCACTTTACGACTAAGGCCTTCAGTTTCTCAGGATCATAGTATTTAAAAGGGTGTACCTCATCCCGTAGAGTTTCATCATGAAACGGATCAGAGACCATTTGACCGTATGACTCAAACGTAAACTTCGTATCACTCGTTTCCGCGTTATATTCTGCGATTTCATATAAAAAGGGAACCAACTGACTTTCTAATTTATAATCCCGTTTGTTTTGAGCCTTCGCGTCTCCGATGGCACACTCCCACTGGGATGCTAAATCTTCTAAACTATGAGGAGATAAATTATATTTAGGCACCACTTCATTAATAAAATCGCAGAAACCTGTATCTAATTCGCATTGATTAGAAATATCATATAAGGTGTTTACCAGCTGAACCAACAATATCATTTGGTCTTCCGTTACTTTCATTTGTTCCACACTCCTAATAAGTTCGATTTTCAAGTTCTTCTTTGATTTTTTCGTAATCCTCACCAAATAAATAATGAAGCTGTTTGCCGCTCTCTACGCAATCTTCATAGATTTTAAGGTGTTCTGGGTTCCAATCTTCATAGCCAATTTCCCAACACCATTCGCTAAATGAAATGTCGGTGGCATAGGCATCTCTGAAACAAGTATCAAGGACTAAGAATAGGTCAGGTGGTGTTAATCCATGTCCTATTCCCATACCAAATGGAACTTTGATCTGCCGGCCGTCATATTCTAAATGACAAATCCACGGGATATGTTCCCAATTCCAATCGTATGGTTTCTCTTCCATATCCGACTGAAAACAAAACAAAGGCTTGCATCCATTCCGAAATTCCACTTTTCGAAATACCTTATACGTAGGCATTCAATCGACTTTCACCTCCAGATAAAAAAATAAGCCCTTTGCTATAAAAGCAAAGGGCTTTAATACTCCAGATCGGCAGGGGTGCTAATCTCGTGAGTTATGTTGAGCTATTCATTCCGCTTTTGTCTTCGTTGCCACGTGCCTTGGTGTCAGTCAAGAGACCATTTTTTCCTTGAAACTGGAACAGAAAGGAGGAGCGGCAACACAAGACGCCTAGACGAAATAACGACAGAGAATGACTCGGACGCATTCTCTGTTTTTCGCTCAAATTACTTATAACACAATAATCCATTGAAGGATAGAGTCTCATTTCTAACGAAAGAACGTTCAAAACTTTCGTTAGTGAGACTTAACAAACAAGTTTTTTTCCATTTTAAAGATGTCAATGAAATCATGCTTATCGGATTGAATGAAAACGGAATCCCCCGATTCGTTTTCATTCAGATAAATAGTTTCTGCAGCACCAATTAGGTTCGTGCAATCCACCATCCATCTGCCAAAGCTTACTTGTCTCGGAAGTGCTTCAGTGTGATAGCCTAACGAAGCTAAATGAAGAAAAAGCGGTTGTAAGGCAGCTTTCCGTCTTTCGAGTTTCTTTCGGTTCTCGAGTTCATATGCTTTCAGCTTCCATGACTTATGGGCTTTCACCATTTTCGCCAATTCCTTCTTGGATATGCGGTTTGGAAGGTCCATTCCCAATAGTTCCGCCATCGCCACGAAGTCCTCTTTGGATGTGACAGCTGAATGCAGTTGGTCCACCAGGTCCACAATGTCCTGTGCCCCTCTGAACCAATTAATCTCGAATATTTGGAAATGAGCGAGTTGCCCCAACTCATATAAGCTGTGAAAGGAACGGTGCAACCAGTCGTCCTTTTGACCTACTTCCTCAAAGGCGAGGTCGATGGCACGAACTAAGTCTCGTACTCTCATATCCTCCCACCTACTTTCTTCATAAATCCGCATAAACTAGCAGTCTTCCTCTTTCTATTTTACCCTATCAGACCTTGTAAATAAAGGGCAGAGAGCGTTTTTTCACTCACAAAACTTTTTTGCGTTCAAAGAAAAAAGACCCCAGTGCTCCTCTGGTCCAAAGAGGTAGGTCTGGGGTCTTTCCCTGTCTTCAACAAAAAATTTGATTAACATGCACAGGACGATTATACTATTTCCCCGTCCACATGTCCATAATATATTTCTTGCTTATAAATGACATTGGGATATAACAGTAGCCATTGTCGCCCCATGAGTCGCCCCATGAGTTACGGACAATCATGTAGTCCTTGCGGTTGATCCGCTTGTAGCCCACGACACACATCGCATGACCACCCAAGCTCTGTTCCCACTTCTCCGGAACTGGCACAATGCCTGTGCGAGCCACAACGTCGGATTCAAAAGAATCATAGAGCAACATACCGATGACAACAGGATTCCCTTCAGCGAGTGCGGTCTTTAATCCTACAACATCCGTAATACGACGGTACTCCGTAATTTTATACTTAGCTGCATCCGTTTCTGCCACTTGAGTAGGTGCATCTGTAAAATGCGTAATGTCATATGGATAATCCAATTCTGGAGGTACACCCAGTTGTTGCAGCACCTTCATCCCATCACGAATGTAAGCACCTGAGTCTTCATTGATGGTTCCTTCCAATGCACGCTCATGCCAATAGAGATAGAGTCGGCTCAGGCGGGTAAGCGGCTCACCTGCAGTCAGCAAGATATATTCACGTAGTCCTGATACAATGGCGTTTGCTGTACAGCTGCCAAGTGTACCTTGATCGACTACGGGTGACATTTGTTCGCGAAGGTCAACGCTCTCCGGCAGATGGTCGGGGTGTCTGATGCTGCTTGCTCGGAATACTTTGTCACGTAAGTCTACTTTGTCTTTTTTGATTGCGTATTTTAGCATGGTGATACCTCCCTATGAAATTAATAAAAAAGAAAAATAGTATATTATGCAATTAGCATAATATGTAACTATAAAAACACACAGTCACCCAGTCGCCGTTTATGATTCTAGATCACTACGCCACATTTCCCAAAGGGTGCCCGCAAAACGTGGTAATACGTTGTGTGTTTGTTATTCCCGCCATCCCACCTCGCGTTGAAACAGGAGAATGCCGGATCTCTATATCCGCTCACGAATTCCGTTAGATTTCGCGTCCTTTTCAACTGCTCGAACTCGCTTTCCCCTCCGTCGGGTAATCGCCTCGGGCTTTCGCCCCCTCACTATTCTTATAACACTATGTCTTTATGAAAACATAAAATTATATAATTATGCTTTCTTATTCACAACCGCCACATTGTAACCTTTATCCTCAGCCAATTTGACCATGTGATCGCGGCCGACTTCGTGATTTCCTTTTGAGTAGGCTTTTAATGCGCCATCGATATGCAATTCATAGCGGTCATTGTCTTCCACCCACTTCACCTTTGCAAAGCTCATCTATTTTCTCTCCTTTAATACTCGTAATATCTTCTTTCCGGAATCGAGTGCATGGATCAAAGAATGGCAGTTACCGCACAGTACAGATGTGTTGTGGCTATCGTCATTTTTGGAAAGACTTCTCGCTTCCTTGTCAAACTCATCATATCCAGCAGTCTTTGCTTCCTCGATGAGCTGGTTGAGCTCAGGTTCAATGTGCTTCAATGCAGCACGTAGTTTATTCTCCATCGCCTGATGTTCTTGGTAGTCAATGTGATGAACCTCTAAGCTGGTGCGGTGGCCACAGATTTCACATGCTTCACCGTATTTTTCCAATGCGGTTTGTCGGTAGTATTTATCGATCATGTGTTCTCACCTTGTTTCTCTTCGTAATTAAATAGACGATGCTGCGCACGGTCATAATCCCGTTTCGCCACCGCTTCTTGACCAACCAAATCCTTGTTGAAGTGCTCGAATGATAAGTCCGCTAATCCATATCCGATTCCTGCACCAAACATACCGCCAAGTGCAGCACCTATAGCTTTGGATTGCGGAGTCTTCTTGCCCAACATCCCGCCGATTGTGGAGCCTGCAAGTCCAGCTACTCCCGTAAATTTACGTTCATTCTTCTTTTCTTTTAGCTTCACTTTTCGTTGAATCTGCCGATGATCATTCCATTTATCATCTGCTTCATCGGATAATGCTTGATGTTTCGGGTCATTGGACCAATCCAGTGCGATTTTAATTAAACCGTCCATTTGGATTCGCCTCATTTCTGTGATTGAACCCTTGTGTTGCCAAGTACCCAGCCCCCGCACCAAGACCTGCCAATCCTAAAGCAGCTCCGCCGCCATGTAGAATAGGAAATAGCTTCTTTCCTAATGGCTCGGTCGCATGAAGCTCGGCTCTTGTAGGCATAGGAGTCGGGCGAGGACTATGATTACGTACACCTGCCATTGGGTCATAAGGTTGCTTAGGGAACTCCTGATGGTGGGCATCCAGAAACGATTGCGGGTCTTTCGCTTCTTGGTGCAGCTGATTGATTAATGATTCTCTCTCCTCATCCCATTTCCCACGAATCTGTTGGTATCGAGGGGATGATGGGTCTAAGCCATAAAGCTGGCCTTGGTATCTTTTTGCTAATTCGGTTTCTTGCTTAATGGATGCTTGTTGGAAGTCCTGGCGTTGCTTTGCGCCCACTTGGTCCCATGCAGCAGGGCCACCCATACGTTCATTCATTTGTTGTTGATCTTCCCGTGAGAGAAGGGCAAT